GTTCATGCCGAAGAATTAAGATTGGGTGTTGTTGCAAATACTTTAGATACTAGAACTGGTGATCTTAATCTAAATTCTGCTTCAGGAAATACAAACGTTAATGACAATCTTGCAATAACTGGTGATACTAGTGTTACTGGTAGTTTATCTGTCAACACTAATCAATTTGTTGGTTCGGGTTCAACTGGTGTTGCCCTTCTAGGTTCTTCACAAAATATTGGAATTGGAACTTCTGCACCAACATCTTCGATTCAAGTTGTAAAATATGCAGATAACGAACTGAGATTGATCTCAGAAAATGCTACATCGAGCATTACACTTTCTAGAGATCTCACTGGTTCAACAGATGATACAGCAACCATTGCTTATAATGGAACAGATCTAACACTTACAAATAAAGATGCTAGTGGTGATATTAGTGTAATACTTGCTGGTGGTTCTGGAATCAATACAACAAGTGATTTCACAGTTTCTCATAGTGGAAGTAATATTCTTGTAGCATCTCATGAAGGTCTTGTTGGTATCAATAAAGCAACTCCAGCACAAGCATTAGATGTTACTGGAAACGTTGCAGCAACTGGAAATATTGTTGTAGAAGGAACTATAACAGCAGGACAAGGTTCAAACCAAGTTACTTTTGGTGGCGGAACGACAACACTTACTTCAAACATTGATGGTGATATTAATTCTACTGGAATTAGCACTTTTGCTAGCGCAACTATTGATATTGCAACAATAACTGATTTCAAAGTTACTTCTGGCATCGGAACATTTGTTACCGGAGCAAACATTGGCACAGAATCTAGAGCAGCATTTACCTCAGGTTACGGTAATCCAACATTACAAGTTCAGGGTAATGCCTTTATTGAAAAAAGTCTAAGAATTTTTGATACCCAAGATGGATCTCTTGCAGTTGGAACAACCTCAATTCCAGCAGACAATAGAGCAAACGCGGGCAATCAACGTGATGTTAACTATGGTAATGCTCATTTTGTAGGAAATTTATCAGTTCTTGGTAATACTAGTGGATCCACTATCTTCATTTCTGGTCTTCATAATGATGCTGTTAATACTATCAAATACGTTCAAACACAAATAAGTGAAAATCACACTTACCAATATAGTGTTGGCATTAACACTCATGTTCCTAGATCTTGTTTAGATCTTGGTGGATCATCAAGTCCATTGATTTTACCATCAATGTCAACAACGGCATTGACTAATCTAGTTAATAGTCCATCCGATTCAACAATTGATAATAACGTAGACTCAGCTGGTAGTGGAAAGCAAGTTCCTGGAGGAATATTCTACGATAGACAATTAGATTGTGTCAAGGTTGGTATTGCTACAAATAATGATACTAATACTTTTAAGAGAATCATTCATGTAACTATGAGTGGAACGCTTGAATCTATTGCTTTCCCACAAGTTACTAGTGCAAACGTAACTACACTGCAAAATGATTCTGATATTCCAAACGGATCAGTTGTTTATGATACTAATAATAATAAACTAAAAGTAAAAGCAAACGGAACATTTGTAAATCTCCACTAATATGGCTTGACAAGGTGCCCTACTTTTGCTAGAGTGCCTTTGTTAAGGTTGAAGAGAAAGCTTTGACCTTATGACAATACTTAAAGTGGTTGAGGGAACTTTCACGAGTTCCCTTTTCTGCTATAATAATCATATTCTGAGTTCCTAGCATACTCATCATGACGACTGGTTTTAAGATCAAGAAAAATCTTTATATGCTTGCTTCAGAGGATTACAAGGTTTTCTGTTTTGGTATGACCGAACGTCCTCTTGAAAAACGACATAAAGACGGTGACTGGGCAAAGTTTCATAATTATTTGAAAGCAAGGGGAGAAAAACTAATTTTAATTGGTTGGTGGGAAGGTGTTCCTGTTTTAGATACTTGGGTTCATGATTGGTTGAAGATACAACCTACAATTCAAAAGTCTGCTGAATGGTTTTCTCATAAGGTAGATCTTGATATTCTTGCTAATCGTATTGAAAAAGAATTTTTTCCTGAGACTCCCAAGACCAAGAAACGTCTGACTCTCGAAAAACATCAGCAAGAGTTTGTCAATAAAGTTCTTTCTAGTTGGGAAGAATGGAAAGAGTTTCTTTTATTTGCTAAGTGCCGTGCTGGTAAATCCATCATGGTTTTGTCAGCAATTGCACGTAAAGGTGTCAAAGTTAGTCTGATTGTTTCTCGCTACACTTCTCCTATTCAATCTTGGAAGGATGATAGCAAAGACTTTTCAGAGTACAATGATCTCGTATTCATTGATCTTGCAGATAAAAACTATCTGGAAGACATTGAATATTGGTACAATACTGACAAACAACTGGTCTTGTGGACCACGGTTCAGGGTAACAATCGCTGGAACAAGATTCCATGTGATGTAGATTTAATCGTCTATGATGAAGCACACCATGGTTATAATTCAACTCAATTCAAGAATCTTCATAAGAAGTTTGATTGCCAGGTTCTGTATGTAACTGGCACTGCTTTTGATATGATCTGGGATTTCTCCGAGTCTAATTCTTATACTTACTCTTATTTTGAAGAGCAATTGAATAAGAAACAAGGTCTGAATAATGCTCCTTCTATGAGAGTTATTCTTGCCAAATATGATACTGATTCTTATCAGAAACTCTATGGGGATGATCCTGATGCAATGAAGAACCTCTTTTCTATAAATGAGGATAAGACTGATTTCATGGAACCTTCCTTGGTTCAAGACTTTTATGCAACCTATTTTGGTGATCAAAAGTTTCTGAAACCTAAAGATCGTCTGCTTAATGGTAAGTTTCACATTTACATGGCACTGCCTTCGGTAGCAGCATGTTATGCTTCTGTGAAGTACCTAGAAAAAACCAAGTTCTCTCCTCTAGTTGTTACTGGCGATGCAAAGAAAGATCCTGATAGCATCAGAAAGCACGTCGCAGAAAATGAGTATTCGATTATTCTGACGGTCTCTGCAAATGTTCTTGGTGTTACGGTACGTGAGATTGATACTGTCATCAATGCAACCGAAGGTGAATCACTCAACTTCTGGACTCAGTTTGCCTTCCGTGGTGGGTCTTCTGAGCATGATTGGGATGTGATTGATTTCTGCCCTCAACGCTGTTTGAACTCTCTCCGCGAGGCATTTATTGCTGCTTGTGATAACGCTCCTCAGATATCTGAGTTCACTATGTTAGATTTCGTCTCGATCACCGAGTGGTCTAATGGATTTGAGTCTATTTCTCAGGATCAGATCGCAGCAATTTTTGCTTCTGATGTTTCCAATACAATCTCGATGGTCTCGGGCACTATCCGTGGCATAGATTATGAAAAACTCTCTCACTGTCAGTTCAACCTTAATCTTTTTTCCACAGAGAAGAAAAAGGTTGATAAGCGTGACGTAAATGATAACGGTGCCAACGGTAAGAGCAATCTTAAGAGTGAAGGTGAAGCATCTGAAAAACAAGATAATTCTGAACTTCTTGCTAAAAAAGAGACGATTCGTTCTATCCTGGAGCGAGTTCCACTAACTGTGTATCACTGCATCAAGAGCGATTCAGTCCCAAACAGTATTGACAAGGTCATTAATTCTGAGCACTACATTCACAATACTCTTGATTCGGAGGGGATTATTGCTGAACTGGTTCATGAAGGTGTGATCGATGCAAAGTCCTTCTCTTATCGTATCAACCAGGCAGTCGTCGATATTCAGCACTCTATGAAAGAAGATGAGTGCAAGACACTTGAGAAACTGTCCTGCTCTCGTCAGAATCAGAAGTCAATGCCTTTAGAATTGGTAAAATCTCTGTTGGACATCTCCCTGTGAACTCTCTCCTTATTGTTGGTGATCCTTCTGGTGTTCATACTCTTGCTTCCTTGAAAAGTGGGTGGAAACCAGAGAATATTTGGGTTTGGGAAGATAATTCTACGCACACTTATGCAATTCAACAACAACATGCTAAAATAACTATAACAGAAAATCTAGATTATCTTATTCAACGAAAAATGCGTTTCACAATGTCAATCGGCAATCCACCATATGGGGTTGGTGCAAATCTAGCAATCAAGTTTCTGAATAAAACTTCAAAACTCACTGATGATATTCGGTTTGTGTTGCCAACTTCTGTTCGTAAACCATCTTCACTGAATAAGATTTCACCAAACTTACATTGTGTTGGTGATCAAGATCTCGATCCAGCTACTTTCCCTGGTGGTATTAGTGCTGTAAAACAACGTTGGGTTGTAAGAAAAGAGAAGCGTGAAAAGATTTTCATGCACACAATTCATCCAGATTTTGAGTTCCTTTCATATGAGAATCGATTTGATGCTGATGTTTTCATTGGTGAGTATGGTTGTGGACCTAGTGGTAGAGTAAAAACGGAAGACTTCACTCACTATGCAAAGGGACATCATTTTATCAAAGTAAATAATCCTCAAGTAATTGATAACTTTCTTGAATTTGCTCCTAAGTTTAGAGAAGTTGCAAACCAATGCAATGGTAGATATCATTTTGGTAAGAATGATCTTATTTCAACTTATATAAAGTGTTTGGATGGTAAAGGTGAGTAAGAATAAACATAATCAAGATGTTGGATCTAAGATTGAAAGATCTGATGAGCGTATTGCTGAAACACAAGAAGTTTTCACTCCTACAGAACTTTGTAATGAGATGGTTAATGAGATTTCAGAAGAGAAATTAAAGGATCCTACTTCAACCTTCCTTGACAACTCTGCTGGTTCTGGAAACTTTATTGTTGCTTTGATTGATAAACTCTCAGAATATCATGATCGTCAATATGTTATTGGTAATATGGTATATGCTGTTGAGTTAATGGAAGATAATCATAAAGAATTATGTGAGAGAGTTGGTGTTCCTACTGATCACCCACATTATGTGTGTCATGATGCTCTTACATATGATTATAGTTTCGGGGAACCAGTTGGTGTAGAACAGTTCTTTTAGTGGCACAGGGGGTTCCTTTGGGGATCCCTTTCTGCTATAATATGTTCATACAGGACAGGAGAGCATTTGATCACCCTTCGCCCCCACCAGAAAAAGGCAGTTAATGCAATGTGGGACAACAGCAGAGGTCAGGTGATCATCCCTACAGGTGGTGGTAAGACCATTTGCATGATCGAAGATGCCATGACTAACATGGAATTGATTGATCGCGGTCAGACTTTTGTTGTTGTTGCCCCCCGTATTCTTCTTGCTGAACAACTCTGCAAAGAGTTTCTTGATATTATTGACACCACTCACACCCATGTGATGCACGTTCATAGTGGTGAGATTGAGTATTTCAGTAGCACCAAACCAGAGAAGATTGCACTGTTCAACAACACTGCAAGAACTGCTGGTGAGAATGTTATTATCTTCACCACATATCATTCTCTGCATCGCATTCAAGAGGCAGACATTGAAGTAAATACAATTTACTTTGATGAGGCACATAACTCAGTTCAACGTAACTTTTTCCCTCCTACTGAATTCTTTTCTAACGATGCTGATCGTTGCTATTTCTTTACTGCAACCCCAAAACATTCGCTGACTGTATTCAAACCAGGAATGAATGATCCTGAGGTTTATGGTCAGGTCATTTGTAATGTTCCTGCACCACAACTAGTCAAGGAAGGTTACATCCTGCCCCCCAAAGTTGTGGTTCAGCAACTACCTCAGGGTGATTTCAAGCAGTCTGATGAGAAGAATCTGCTTGATACCATTGATGATAACGAGATCGGCAAGGTTCTGATTGCTGCACGTTCCACAAAGCAGATTGTCCGTCTTGTTACTCAATCTGACTTCTGCAAAGAATTGTATGAACGTGGTTATCACTGGATGTTTATCACTAGCAAAACTGGTGCTATCATCGACGGTAAGAAAGTATCCCGCGAAGTATTCTTCAAGACTCTTAATCAGTGGGGCACAGAAGAGAATCGTAAGTTTGTTGTGATGCACCATAGTATTCTTTCTGAAGGCATCAACGTAAAGGGACTGGAGGCAGTTCTGTTCATGCGGAACATGGATTATATCGGTATTTCCCAGAGCATTGGGCGTGTAATCCGCCTGGGTGGCGCTGAGAAGACGTTCGGATTGGTATGTGTGCCAGTGTTTGATAAGGTGGGCATAGGCACTGCCAAGAGCGTTCAAGCGGTTGTAGATACCGTATTCCAGCAGGGAGAACCTGCTATCTCAGTGGTGCGGAAGTAGAACTGTCACACTGGGAGCAGAAACCCTGCTCCACTCTGCTATAATATTAAAGTAATCAAGGGAACACCACCATGAAATGCGAAGTCAAACTTTACGTTGCAGGTCAAGTTTTCACTGAGCAAGTTCGTGCTCGTGATTATCAAGAGGCAAAGCAAGTTGCTCTAGCACGTAATCCTAACGCTAAAGTTGTTAGTGTTACTGCTGTTTTTTGATGGGATTTCTTAAACCTTTTGTTTCTCGTCCTGGAGTCCTTAATCCAAAACCAAAAGATCCGTTGGGTTATGTGACTAATGATGGAATGTGGGCTGCCGTTCCATTTGGTAAGAAATTCATGATTATACATAATGGGTGTCAGGTAAAGGTATTGAATACCTATAAGCAATCTGTTGATTTTATCAACAACCAACGGAAAACTCTTAAAAAGAAGTCACAAAAATGACCGATAAACAGCAAAAACGACGCGATGCTCTAGGTTTATTTTATGAGAGTGTTCTAAAACCAGATCATCAACTTCGTGAATGTGCTCACAATCAAGAGTGTTTTCATGAATTGATGGAGTGGAGAACTGAAATTATCTCATATATCGATAATCGTAGGAATGAGGAGTTTAACTAATGCACTCATACATAATCCTTTTGGGGATGTTTGTGGTAGTTGCATATATCATCATAACCGATGAACGTGCTGCTGCTATTTTTGTGTATGGGTCAAAGTTAGCAAATACTGAAATAAAACGCTATTGGTGGTGGTTGACTAACAATCCACGCAATCCTGTGGTAAAATATATGATACACCGTCGTTCTTTGCAAATTGCTAAAAAATTGATGGTAGAAATAAATAAAAATAAAGAGACATAAATTTATGTTATCTACTGCGTATCGCCTTCGTCTTGAATCTATTTGTCGTTGTATTGCAAACAATCAAGAAGTTCCTTTAGATGATATGATCTGGGCAGAAAAACTTGCTAAAGCACATACTCTTGCTAGAGATTGGTTGAATAAAGCACGTCGTCAGGCATCGCAAGATATTGAAGAAGGCAGTATAGATGATTTTATGAATAGGATGGGTTTAGGAGACCCCGATCCATCCAATTACAAAACGGGGTTTGGTGATGCTGATGAAATTGTAGACTGGTTTCAAAGAGATAAACCAGATGATTGGCGTCAGAGAGACTAGAAAATATCCTTTACAAACAAACTGAAGAATGGTATACTATGGGGGTTAAACACCCTCTTTTTAATGGAAGTAATTATAGAAGGCAAGGTTAAAACTGTTTATCTGGGTGATGATGCACAACAGGTTATTATTGAGTATCACGATAAGGTCACTGCTGGTAACGGAGAGAAAGAAGATCATCCTTTAGGAAAAGGATCTCTCTGTTGTAGTATCTCATCAATCATCTTTGAAAAACTTTCCAAAGAACATATCCCAACACATTATATTAATATGGTTGGTGCTAACAAGATGGTCTGTAAGAAGGTAGAGATCGTTCCTCTGGAAGTTATTTGTAGAAATCGTGCTGCTGGATCTATTGTTCGTGAGACAACTCTGCAAGAAGGTTACTCACTACCCCATCCAATTGTTGAATTCTTTCTGAAGGATGATAGCAAGCATGATCCTCTACTTACAAAGGATCGTGTAAAACTAATGGGATATGATCCAGAACCTTTCATTGAGATGACATTGCGTATTAATGATTACCTCCGTCAGATGTTTTATATCTTGGGTATTGATCTTGTAGATTTTAAGGTTGAGTATGGTTATGATGCTCACGGTGATTTATATCTTGCAGATGAGATCAGTCCTGATAGTATGAGACTCTGGAAGATTGGTAGTGATGAAAGATTTGATAAGGATCTATTCAGGAAGGATGAGGGTGATATTGTTCCTGCCTATCGTGAGATCCTTGACCGACTACAACCACTTGCTATTCAATGACCATGCAAAACTTTTATCAAGCATTAGAAAACTATAAAAATGCCTATGCAATGATGGAGTTAAAAGAAAACTTGAAAAGAGAAGTGCCTCCTAGTGGTAGTTCTTTCTATAGGTATTTTTCTGATCCTAATAGTAATCCACCATCACATCATACTCTTGTAGAACGCATTGATAATATGTCACTTGCAAAGTGTAAAGGATATGCTATGTTTGATTATTATTATTCAGCAGCTGCGTTTGCAATCCAATGACAGATAACAAAACCTGGACAGTAATGAATGACCTTCAAGAGTCATTCAATCAGATTAATACATTCTCATTTCTTCTTGATCAACTACAAGAAGCTGTAGATGAACAAAATCAAATGAAAATTGTTGACATTTGCTATGCACTAAATTCTTTCCTTCCAGTTTATACTGAAAATTGGGATGATAAATTTGAGAAAGCTTGGGAAGTTGTTGTGAAATGAAACAAGAAATCCCCGAGGAGATTAGAAAGAACTGCTTTGACTGTTTCAAGAGTTTGAATGAAGCAGAGAGAGCAGTTGTTATGTATGGTGATGATGCATACCGTGAATCACTAGACCTTGACAATGATGATGCTCCCTGTTGGAAGATCCCAAGTAAGGAATCCACAACATTTGTTGGTTGGAATCCTATGTGTATCCCAACAATGGATTACATAGTATGGAAACTAAAACGTCGTGAACAAATTGCAAAAGGAGAAATTCACTAATGGACTATAAAACTTCTGGCGTTGATATTATCAAAGGACGTTCCTTTGTAGAGTATCTCAAGGTATTATCACCTAAGATTGGTGGTTTCAGTGGAATGATGGAGGTCCCATCAGGATATGACAAACCTGTATTAATATCTGGTGCTGATGGTGTTGGTACTAAAATGAATATCTGTAGAATTGCTAATGATTACACCACTATTGGGCAAGATCTTGTTGCTATGTGCGTCAATGATGTTATATGTTCTGGTGCTAAACCATTATATTTTCTAGATTATATCTCTGCCAAAACAATTGATGCTAATGTCAGTGACATTGTATATGGTATCAATGTTGGTTGTACAATGGCAGGAATGGAACTGATTGGTGGAGAAACTGCCGAGCATTTTAGAACAAATGACTATGACCTTGCTGGTTTCTGTACTGGTATTGTAGAGAAGAATGACATTGTTAATGGTAGTAGTATCCGAGCAGGTGACGTAGTCATTGGTATTGAGAGCAGTGGACTTCATAGTAATGGATATACTCTTATCAATGATATGTTATGGAGAAATTATATTTACTACAAGGAGATGCCAGAACTGCTGAGACCAACCACCATCTATGCTCGTCTAATTCAGTACCTATTAGATGAGATTCCTATCTTAGGTATGGCACACATCACGGGCGGAGGACTACCTGAGAACCTCCCACGATGCCTTCCAATGGGTCTTACAGTTGATGTAGATTATGGAGCATGGGAGAGACCAGAACTCTTTAATAAGATCCAGAAGGCAGGAGACATTTCTGAGGAGGAGATGAAGAATGTATTCAATCTTGGTATTGGATTTTGTTTAGTTGTACCACAAGAGGTAGTAACACTAACTCAAAATTTGATTGCTGATACTCCTTTTGGTATGCGGTCTTGGGTTATTGGAGAAGTAGAATGAGAGATAAGATCGACACACAGGGCATGAGTCTTCCTGGTAAATCAAAGAAACCAAGTAGTTATGCTCCTATGCCTGTGAAGCATCGTACAATTTTCACACCACAAGAACGTATGGAGTTGAAGCAGATTATAAATGAAGCACTTGATGAGAGGGAGAAATCATGAAGCATCGTGATAACTATTACGTCAAGTTTGATGATGATGAACTACGACAGATCTTGAAAGAGATTAGTAATGAAGAAGTGAAGGTAAGAATACGGAGTGCATTGGGAGAGACAATTGATCCCATAGATAAGTTCCATGCAACTATCGCATATTATAATAATGCCGAGTGAATTTGATTACGTCGAAGCACCTACAGAAGGTGAAGTTGATCGATGGGGGTTTACAATCAAACCTTCTATCAGTGATAATGAATTAATTCTTAGGTGTCTAAGAAATGCTCCTTGTGGTAGTGATAAGAAACAAGTGGAACGATTGATTAAAGATTATGAAATCTGATTATGTCTGTGTCCCTACATGGGATCCTATTTTTGAGTGTATGCGCTATCATTGGGTACACAAGTCAGAAAAGGATCCTGTGCAATTCGTGAAAAACCTCAACCCAGAGCAAGAAGTGCTATGAGTAGCAAAATGATGTTTTTGGTTGACACTGGCAATGGCAGATGTGTCAGTCACGATGGTTACATCCAACTCGGCAGTTTCTCCCATACTGTAGAGAAGCATCTTGAGTTGTGTCCTGAGCAAGAATGGCAAGTTACCTATTGGATGCCTGATCCATTTCGTATCAGATATCCGAGAGCAAACTATCAGCATACCATGAAGGCGAATGAAGGTTCACCTAAAACTGATAATGCTACTGATAGTCGTCCCAGAGACTTCCCAGATCAAGCAGAAAATAGACTTGAGAGGACATTATGAAGCATCATGTCCCTGACATCATTAGAAAGAATTCTTTTGATTGCTTTAAGAGTTTGAATGAAGCAGAGAGAGCAGTTGTTATGTATGGTGATGATGCATATCGTGAATCACTAGACCTTGACAATGATGATGCTGAGTGTTGGAAGATACCTAGTGGAGAGTCAACAACCTTTGTTGGTTGGAATCCTATGTGTATCCCCACGATGGATTACATAGTATGGAAACTAAAACGTCGTGAGCAAATTGCTAAAGGAGAAATTTATTAGATGAAAATGTGGGAGACAAAATGCGTTGATTGTGGTAAAATGTTTCCAGCGAATCAATGCCCTCAGGTTGGATGCTATGTCCCGTCCGAGAAAAGATACAAGAATTCGTTATGTAAACCTTGTTGGTCGAAAAAATGAAAAAGATTAAGATCACTCCCCAAACATACATTGATATGAATGAAGAGTTTATCAGAGATGATACTCCATTCCGAATTGCTGTCCCTACACAAGAAGTGATTGATAAGTGGCAAAATGCTACTCCTATCCCTCAACCAGTAAGACATAATGTTGATATGGTTGCTGATATGATAGCAGAGCACAATAGGATAGAGGAAGAACGCAAACTACAACTTGAGCTTGATTTATGAAGGACTTTAACACACCAGGATCCAATAAAAGTTGGATGGATGAAGGTTTTAAAAAATTCATAGTTGATTATCAACTAGATAACATATGCAGAATATTGGGTGGTGAAGCAACTCATTATATTTGCACCGATAAAAAGACTCAACATCAAAAAATTGTAATTACCTACGATCGTAAGGAGAAACAATCATGATCCCTCAGACCGCTGTAATCTATTCAAATGGAAGTCAAGAATGTGAAAGGGCAGCACAACTGCTACTATCACTAGATGGTGAATATCTCGAATATCGTCTAAACCAGCATTTTACGCAAAAATCGTTTGAAAACGAATTTGGTCCAAAAGCAGAATACCCACAAATTGCACTTGGAGCGCAACATGTGGGTAATTTAAAAGATTTGCTACATGTAGCAAAAGAGAAAGGACTTATTTAATATCCACCACCACCGCTGTAGGACGATCCTGAAGACTGTTGACTACTAGATGATCCAGCAGATCCATATTGATTAGTTTCAGTTGTATCCATCTGTCCTGCCTGCTCAATAGTTGCACTGGTAGTGCCTGTAGAAACAGTAACTGCAACGGTGCTACCATCAGCAAGTATATCACCTTCAGAGATAGTAGGATCGGAAGATCCAAAGTTTCTGGAGGTGTATTCTGCTGCAGATGCAAATTGGATCGAAGGCACTTGACCCACCAAAGTCTGATATGTCGGTTTGACATTGGTAAATGCCTCTGCAATAATATTTACAGTCTTTTTAATACCTGTAATAGGATCAACTTCATTAGAAGGCAGGTATGTGACCAGATCTTCAAATTCTTCAATAAATGAACTGACATATTGAGGTTTAAGGATATGTATACCTCTCTTATAATCATTTAATTGTGTTTCATGATCATAGTTAGAGATAGGTCTAACTAACTCTTCTCTAGGGATAGATGTGCCGTCAGGTCTTGAGTATTCAAAGTCTTGAGCCACTTCAAATCCAGCTCTTAAGACTACATCACCTCGTGTGCTTCTAATCTCTTGTGTTACCCAGTGGTGAATGCTCTCCACATGATTCTTTCCATACTTACGGACCATGTAGTTATACATCTCCTGCTCAGACATAGGCCATTCATCATATAAATTGATAATGTTATTAGTTAGGAGTACAATCCAATCATAACTAACATCACCATATACCCTGTCCGCAATTTGCTCAGGTCTTTCATTATGTTGGATCATGTATTTTTCAAATCCAAGAATTACATCGCTTAGATCATCTCTGATCTTGACGCGACGAAATAGATTCTTTGCCATGACGTAAGGATCATTGCTACCTGAGCGATAGCTGGATGTCCTTACAAATACATCTGGTATGTATGAGAAATAATTTGCCATTAGTCTTCAAAGTCCTCGCGTGTGCGGTATTTGGTTTCTTGGAAAGAAAGTGACATGTTATAGACAGCAAAACCGAAATCCTCTGTATCCATGCCAGGAATTTGGGTGCGAATTGCAGTTGAATCACCAAAGTCAAGATTCATGTCTTGCAACACCATTTTGTGAGGGAATCGCAGGAGTGTATTCATATATCCATTTTTTTTACTGCCCCCTTTCAATTCTTCTTTATCATCTTTTGATACATACCTAACAATTTCAGCTGAAAATTTGTCAGGGATGAGCAACCAGTCATCTTTCTTCGATGGGTGTAATGATTGCCTAAGACAACTGATAATTTCATAGATCGTCTGCACATCAGATGCGCTCTTAGGTACAAAGGTAAATCTGAAACTATGAGACATAAATCCAACACCTTTGAAGAGCATTTCTTCATAAGGGTTGAATACCTTACCTGTTGTTATTTGGGAAAGATCGTTACTATCAAGATTGAATCCATAGGGTGATACTTCACCAACCAATGCGTTAATTGCCTGGGATCCTAGTTTGAATCCGAGAGCAGGTTTTGCTGCTGCAGCAGCGGCAGAAACATCGTCACCGATGTTATCAAGTGATCCACCAGAGTCCATTACATTTGTAGCAGCATTCAAAGCTGCCTTACCAACAGCACCAAGGTTTTTGCCTTCATACTTAGCAGAATACCTCTCATTCATTCCAGGAGGAAGATATAGGTAGAGACTCTTTTCAATCCCGCCACTTCCTACCTCAGCACTGCTTTTGCTCTTATATGTGCCACTCTTTTGGTGCTTATAAATATTTAACTTGAGGTAGTCCACGACCTCCGTTGGGAATGCAGCTTTGTCTCTAATAGACGCTCTAGTGCTGCCACTTGTCCCTAACGGTTTGACCCTTGGAAATATTAGATTTTTTGACATGAGTTATTCTGGCAAGTATAGACCATCAAATAAACATAAGTACAAGGGTGATCCCACGAATATTATTTATAGGAGTTTGTGGGAAAGAAAGTTTATGGTCTGGTGCGACAAAAATGTAAACGTATTGGAGTGGGGTAGTGAAGAGATCGTTATTCCATACATCAGTCCTGTTGACGGTCGGATTCATCGCTATTTTCCTGACTTCTACGTCAGAGCAAGAACTAGAAATGGAGGGACTCAGAAATTCATTATTGAAGTTAAACCGAAGATACAGTGCTCGCCACCGAAACGCCCTAAAAGGCAAACTAGAAGATATATAACTGAAGTGAAAACTTACGGTGTCAACCAAGCAAAATGGAAGGCAGCAAGAGAATACTGTAAGGATCGTCGTATGGAATTCTTAGTACTTACTGAAAAAGAGTTAAACGTATGAGCATCTTCACTGATGTCAAAGATCTTGCCGAAGGTAAGACACAATCAAAAGAGTGGTATCGCGGTCAACTGCAGTATGGTCTAGAGCCATATGAAGGCACCTTTGATGTTGGTGATGTCATTTTCTTTGCATATTCTGCAGCAACTGAAAAACTGCAGTTTTATGATAGATTTCCAATGGTTAAGATATCTGATAAGGACTCACGTAATATGCAATTTTCAGGTGGTAACTTACATTATCTACAACCAACAGCAAGGAAGACAATCGCTGCACAGTGGTCTATGGGTAGTCCCGCATTTCCTTCCCGTTGCTATCATAAATACTTTATGTCAAATGCTACCAACATTTACACTGTTAAACCGATTGATCTGCAGGATATGACTCCATTGCCCATAGAGCAATTCTTATTTAATGCAGCAGGTCGCTGGATCGAGGTCCCTAGCAGTCACATCTGGAGTCGAGTTTAATGAGTTACAGAAATCCCAATAGTTTTCTCCGATTTGCTGATCTAGTAGCAAGTGGTGAGAAGGATATTGCAAAATCCAATCTATTTTCGGTAGAGATCACTCTTCCTGCGATGATGTATGCTACTGGTACGGCACCTCAGTATCGAGAGCATTACGAATCTATCAATTACTTCGCTGATAGTGTAACAATTCCTGCCAGAAGGATTAAGACGCAATCAGTCAAGAATATTGGTATGCCATATGATTATGCATATGGTCAGCAGAAGCAAGAAGTCCGAATGTCTTTCATTATGACGAAAGATATGTATCATCGACAATTCTTTGAGAATTGGATGAATATGACTGCCAGTGATGCTGAAAACAGAGTTACATTCTACGATGAGTATACATCACAGATTCAGATCCTAAAATGGGAGAATGGTGGTAATGTTATATACAAAGGTATGGCAAATAGTGGTACTGGACAACCAGTCCAATTTGAGCAGCGGATGAATAGATCTACTGCAGTATGGCAGATGTATGGCGCATATCCTTTTGACATTTCAGCAATGTCTCTCAACAACGGACCAGCAGATCTATTAAAGATAGATGTTGACTTCAAATATGAGAGATTTAGATTTGATACAGTTGCAGAAGATGTGCTGTCATTCAAACCTGATGCCAATGATAAGGTCATTCGCAACTTTGATGAGGTATTTTCTCGTTTAGGATTCTCTACCGATCAGATAGATTCATCTTTCTTTGGCACCTAAATAAATTTAATAGTTATGGAGCATTATGCCTTTACCTAAGCTCGCTATCCCCGAGTATGATTTGACGTTGCCTATCACAGGCACTAAAGTCACATATAGACCTTTCCTTGTTAAAGAGGAAAAACTGCTATATCTCGCTATGGAGTCGCAAGACGACAAGCAGATGATTAAAGCAGTTAAGACTATCATCAGAAATTGCACCAACCTAAAAGGTAAGGTTGAAGATCTCGCAACATTCGAGATTGAATACATCTTCCTTCGCATTCGTGCTACTGCTGTTGGTGAAGCAAGTGAATTCAAAATCACCTGCCCTGATGATGAAGAGACCCAGGTCGAAGTAATGATACCTCTAAATGACGTTGAGGTAGTTATTCCTGCAGATCATGAGAAGAAAATGCTTCTTGACGATAATGTAGGTATTGTTATGAAGTATCCGTCGATTGATGTATTCATCAGTCAAAATATGTCGGATAATCCCAATATCGAAGACGTTTTCGAGTTGGCAGCAGGGTGTATTGAAAGTGTTTACGATAAGGAAGAAGTCTATGACAACTTCACTAAGAAAGAAGCACTTGAATTCTTGGAAGACTTGAATTCTGAGCAGTTTGGGAAAATCCAGAAATTCTTTGAGACTATGCCTAAACTATCATACACACTTGAAGTTGTTAATCCTAACACCAAAGTCGTATCTGATGTTGTGCTTGAAGGACTCGCGAGTTTTTTCGCATAGCCCTACTGCACGATAGTCTTGAAAATTACTATAAAACAAACTTTGCTTTGATGCAGCACCACAAATATTCACTGACCGAGTTAGAGAATATGATACCGTGGGAACGTGATGTATATGTGAATCTTCTCCTCGCACATATTGCCGAGGAAGAAAGACGGCAAAACCAAGATCAGTCACGCATGTCCCTCTAATGGCAGCAATCCGTAGTTTCATAAAAATTCAACCGATAACTGGTAAGTCAGGTATCGCTCAAAACATGGATCAGGTGCGTAAAAGCATCAATCGCCTGGGGAGCGTGACCGATGGTATTGCCAAGAGTTTTTATGATACGACTGAGCTTCTAAAGTTTGAAAAAGAGTATCTTTCAGACACTTCTAAGGAAGAAGTCTCGGATATTAAAAAGAAAGATAAGAAAGATAAGACCAAGTGGACTGGATCCATGAGGGATTTCAAAAAAACTTTCCAAAAGAAGAAACGAGCACGCTTAGAGAATGAAGCAGAAAAGGGCGTAGAGGAAGGTAAAGAAGAAGGTCGTAAGGCAATCAAGAAAGAAGCACCCAAAATGGGTATGCTCGGTCGATTCTTGAGTGGTATTTTCCGTGTCTTCAAATATTTTATTTTATTTGGAGCATTAAATTGGTTAAGTAACCCTAAAAATGCTGAGGGTGCGGTAAAGGTATTCAAGGTATTATTCACCATAGGCAAGTTTGCTTTCAAAGTTGCCAAGATGGGCGTTGGGATGATCATGGATGGTCTGACTAACGTTTTTGGTAATTATACTGATGAAGGTTCTATCAAACGTGGATTCCGAGGTATACTTGGAGTTGTGCAACTGATGGGTGGACTTGCTGTGCTTAGGACAGCACAGTATATGATCATGCCATGGAAACTCCTCAAGGATGTTAATCGTCTGAGGATGATCTTTGAGTCGTCTGGTAGACAGTCTGCTGAGCAAGATGCTAACCAGAAAGTAAGAAAGAGCGGATATAGAGACAAGAAGACTGGAGTTATCTACTCCAAAGAAGAATACGAGAAGATGAAGAAGTCTGCCGCAAAGGCAGGCAGAAAGAATCCTGGTGCTCAAAAAGCATTTGAGGGCAGATTTGGTAAAGAAGGTCGTTTCTCTAAGTATAAAGGTAAAGCAAGTGCAGCACGCAAAAGATTTGGTGCTGGTGCTAACAAAGCATTTGGTAAGCTTGGCGGTAAGTTAAACGTCGGTATGAGCGTCGTAGGAGGCGCTGGAAGGATCGCAGCAGGTCTTGCAAGCGGTGAGAAAGCATCCTCTGCTGTTGGTGCTGGTGTCGGTCAGGGTATAGGTGGTTTGGTTGGCGGTATTGCTGGCACAGCACTCTTAGGACCATTCCTGGGACCCTTTGCACCTATCGTTGGTAATGCGATCGGTAGTTTCTTAGGTGAGTGGGTAGGTAAAGAGTTAGGTCCGATCATGGAGCCTATCTTCGGACCTATTGGTAAAGCATTTAAGATGATGTTTGAGGTGGTCAAGATGACCATCGGACCTCTATTCCAGCAGCTCGCTGAGCCGCTTGGATTGATATTTAATATGATAGGTCAACTTGGCAAAGTCCTAATGGATGCTGCCAAGATCCTTGGTGACTTCGCTGGGTTTATCTTCGGTGGACTGATGGATGCTATTGGTAGCACTGTGCAGTTTGTCGTCAATAATGCCAAGCGTCTGATAAATCCTGCTTCTGTGGCAGGTGGTATTGCTGATGCGTTGACATTCAACCTGTTTGACTTCGACAAAGAGAATAAGAAGGCAGCAGGCGGTCCTGTAGAGATGGCAGCGGGTGGTGCCATGCAGTTTGGTAGTCACCCTGACATGCTGGGCATGGTGGGTGGTCTCTACCTTAAAGCCATAGTTGGATCATTTGGTGCATTTGGATTTGTTGGTAATAAAGTAAAATCTTCCTTAGCACCTGACATTCAAAAGATTGCTGGTGGACTAGGTGTGCAGGTCAGTACTGGCGGTGGTGGCACTGCTGGTGGTGTGAGTAATAGTGTGCAATTCCAAGCACCTCAGAGTGAAAAGAAAAAAGTTGAGAATATAAAGAATCTTTCCTATAAAGAGAATACTTTCATAGCAATTAGTGAGGGGTTAAACAAACTACTCATCAATGGTATCAAGATATTTGACCCACAATATGCTACAAAGGTTGAGCAACAGAGAGGAGCAGGGCAAACCCCATCTTCAGGACCTGCACCTTCTTCTGCTAGGTCCACATCTACATCTACATCACAAGAGGTTGAAGGTGGATGGTCCCCAGTACTTAATCTAATCCTAAAGTATGAATCTGGTTCTGGTGGATATGATGCAATGTATCCAGGCACTACGTTGCCAGGTGCATCTAAAATGCCTATTGGTCAGGTTGCTCGTCAAGCAACAGGTGCTGTTGGTGCATGGCAAAACTTACCAGAATATCTTAATCAGAGAGCAGTAGCAGTAGGTCTAGACCCCAAAACAGATTTATACAATGCAGAGAATCAGCAGAAGATTGCTGAATATTTAATTGGTCCTGGTCAGGCACAGGTCTCCAAGCAGATGGCGAAGGAGAATCCCAAGGAGGCAATGCTCAGACTGTCAAGAGTTTGGGCTGCAATTCCAAAGGATGATGGTGGTGCTAGTTTTTATGCTGGAGATGGCGTCAATGTAGCACACATCAAACCCGACATGATGTATGATGCTTTTCAACAGTTGGCAAAGGGGGGCAAGATTAAAAAACGTCCTAAACAGGGTGCCTACTCTGAGGATAGGATGTCAGGTGGTGAAAATGGATTTAGTGCTGTTAGAGGATACGCTAAGGGTGGAAAGATCTTCCTACACTGGACAGGTGGTGGATATAGTGCAAAATATAAGAATAAGTATCACTCTATTGTGCAGGGTGATGGTAGTATCTTCAAAGCACACCCATACGATCAAAGATCTGGTGTTGCCCACACATATCTAAGAAATAGTCAGGGTATTGGCATGAGTATTGCTGCCATGGGCGGTGATCCAGATTATTGGACTGTCCCTGTTAAGGATGTCCAGATTGAGGGTCTAGCGAAAGAGATTGCTAACGCTGCTAAAGCATGGGGTTGGAATGCTTCAGATATCAATATCAAGAATGTGATGACTCACGCTGAAGCAGCGGCTGGTAAAGATGGTCAACTACCTCGTAATGATAACTATGGTCCTACTATGTGGGGTGGTGATGGCACTCGATGGGACCTCTTACGTTTGACTAAGGGTGGTGAAGACGGATCGGGTGGTAACATCTTGCGTGCTAAGGCACGCGGATATATGGGTGGCGACTCCACTGTTAAAGAAACAGATGGAAGTAGTACATCCTCCTCTAGTAACTCTAGTAATTCAGGTGGTGGTGATACCTCAACTCAGTCATCAGAATCAAAACAATCTGCTAAAAATATAAAACCTGAAAAACCTAAGACTCTTGAAGAGATGTTGGAGGCATTCAAGACAGGTTTAACATCTGCCTTGACAAAGATCAGCACCAACGTGTCTAAAGATAATCCCACTAAATCCGCAGGAGATCTCCCTGGAAACCCTGTTACTACATCAACCGTATCCACTTCTAAGATTACGCAGATGGCATCTTCTAAAGAGAAAGCTGTCACTAAATTGAAAACAATTAGAGACAAAGCACAGCGTGATGAACAAGCAACCATTCTCCCCATTGTTACAGAGCGTTTAGTTATCCAAAAGGTTAAACAGACGATAAATACAGGAGGGGGCACTAGCGCAGTGTATACCTCTCCATCGCCACTTCTCAGTCAGTAATAGATGGCATCACCAAAAGCACCAGCAGTTAAGGTCCAGAAAGCAAAACTTTATAAGATGATATCTTATAAGGGTACTGGTGGTGGCAAGAAATTTACTGCTCTTACTGCTGCTGATGAGTTAGGTAAGATTGCTAAGGATCAGGACAAAGCATTCAGAACTATTACTTCTGGTCTGAATTCCTTAGGCGCGTCTATGAACGGCATTGCTCTCCAAGTGGAGGGAATGACTCAAGCAATGAAGGATAGAGTCTCTGCCAAGATCAAAGGCGATACTATCGTTAAGAAAGCAGAGGTAGCAGCAAACTCCGCAGAAGCAGATAGAGAGAAGAAGAAAACTGCTGAGGAAAAACGTAGAGAAGCAAAGAAAAAGAGAGGCGAGGCAGAAGATCAGAGCGAGAAGAAGGGGAAGAAGGAAAAAGAAGGAGCAATGCAGAATTTTAAGGAGGCAGCAAAGTCTGCTTTTGGTGGATTCTTTGGTGCTATTGCTAGATTCTTAGGTGGTATCTTTAAGATATTCATTGCATTTGGCGTATTAGATTGGGTTTCTAAGAATCCAGAAAAAGTCCAGAAACTTGCAAAGGGACTTGCTGCTATTGGTAAGTTTGTCTTTAAGATAACGTCATTCCTTGTAGGGTCGGCATTTGATGGACTGGTGAAGTTTATGGAGAATCCCATATCCCTTAAGGGGTTATTGGGATTTGGACAGTTTCTATTATCTGCTGCTCCTATATTCCTAGGGATAGCATTTCTTAAAAATCCATTAGCAGCAGCGAAGACTGTTGGGTGGGTTGTTAAAAGTCTTGTTAAGGGTATCTTTAACATCGGCAAGGCAGCGGCAGCTGGTGCCAAGATTAGGAAGTTTATGGGCAGCAAACTCGGTAAGGGTTTGATTGCTGGTGGTCTTGGCGTTAGTGCATACCTTGGTGCTAAAGGCGCTGGTGACAGTGATGCAGAGGCAATTGGCGCTGGTGCAGGTACTGCAGGCGGTGCTCTGGCTGGTGAAGCTATTGGTAGCAAACTTGGTGGTCCCCTTGGTGGGATGATCGGCGGTGCTGCTGGTGCATTCGTTGGTGGTAAAGCAGGTAAAGCAATCGGTGGGTTTATGGAACCCATCTTCAAACCAATCGGCAGATTCTTCAGCATGATTGGTGATGTCTTTAAGCAGGTGATGGCACCTATTAAGGATAGTCTAAGTGGTTTCTTTGAAATCCTTGGATCAGTAATGACCCAAGTGCTCGATTTCATTGAGCCCCACCTCCCAATGATCAGTAAGATCCTGGGTGTTGGTATTCAGGTCATGTTTGCACCCCTATTCTTGGGTCTTAAAGCACTGACTGCAGTGCTGAAATTCTTTGCACCTAAGACGAAAGAAGTAGATAAAGCTACTAAGTCGGGTAAGGCAGCAGGCGGATCTTTCCAGACCGCTAAGATGGTCAAACCTAAGATGGCATCTGGTGGGACATTCAACCTACAAGATGAGATGGCAAAGCAACTTCGCAAGACTGCGAAGGTAGCTAAAGCTTTCGGTCAGTTGATGCAACTCCCATTCAAGGCACTGGGTGTTGGTATTATGACTGCCATCGGTGGTATTGGTAAAGTATTCGGAGCATTCCTACCTGCACCTATCAGGAATATGCTGGGGTCGATGATCGCACCCCTTGCTAAAATCTTTGGTGTATCAACTTCTGTTATTGGTGGTAGTGCTGCCAATAAAGAAGATATGAAGGGTGGGGATAAGGGAAAAGCAGATAGGGTATCAGTAAGTTGGGAAGAAAAACTCCTAGAGGCAATTGCTGGTGATGACGGTACTATTGCACTGTTTGGTAAACTATTCAAAGCAATCGTAGAGCATCCCATCTTCAAAGGTGTGAAGGCAGTTGCTCAGGGTCTACTGGGTGCTGTTGGTAGTGTTTTTGGATTCTCTGAGGGTGGTCAGATCCCTGGTAGAGCAACGGGTGGATGGATCTCTGGTCCACAGTCTGGTTACCCTGTGTCATTAGATGGTGGTGCTAGCACATCATTCATTGGTCATGGCACTGAGTGGGTTGGTATGAAAGGATTTGCAGGTGGTGGTGCATTTGTTGTGCCATTTGACACCCCTGCAACCAGAATGAATCCTGGGTTAACATCTCAGAGATGGGGTGAGGCATCGCGTGGTGGATACACTATGCCTGGATTCTCTAAAGGTGGACATTTGCCTAAGTTTGCTGCTGGTGGTAAGTTTGACCCTGTAAAGTATAAAAAAGATAGTTTGCAAGCAAGTAGAGTTGTCTTAAATGATAAGTCATACTATACAACTTATGCATATAATGATGGTGAGGTATCTGTTAAGTCGATGTCTAAAAGGACTAAGGCAGGATTCATGGGTATGGGTGAAGAGAGGCAGGGTGTTAAACCAGACTCCGACGAATTTAAGGCAGTAATGAACTCAGGTGGTCTTAAGACTGACATTGCCAATAGACATAAGACTTTAGGTACGAAGGGGACATCTACAGCAGCAAATATCAAATCGATTAAGATTCACCCACAGGCAGATACTGCATACTGGTTTAATAAATCATTTCAAGATCATAAAACAGCAGGTGCTAATGATCAAAATGCAGCGAGGGCAGCAACAGAGGGTTACCAGATCGATCCTGCAACTAAGATGTCTGTCAAACCTGGCGCTGCTAATGAGTTTGCAGCACCTGAGACTATGAAGGATGCTGTCCTTACTGATAAAGAACGTAAGGTATCAGTAGCGAAAGATGATACTAAGACGGATAAGCCGGAAACTGCTGATGACATCATCGATAGACTCTTTGGTAAAGAGGTTGAGGGTAAAAGAGATGGTGGTTTATTATCAAAAGGTCTTACAGAGTTTGCTAAGGTTGCTCCTGGTGTGAAACTTGAAGAGGAGCAGCAGAAGAAAACTGAAACTAAACTAGATAATCTGAAGGCAATGACTGCATCTCGTGATGCAGCAATGCAACCTTTTGTCACTCAAACGGAAGAAGCACCCATAATGGGTGGTGAAGAGAATGAGATTATTGTTCCAGGTAACAATAAGAATGATGCTGACGATTTCTTGATGCCTAAATTTGGTGTCTTGACTGAGTTTACTTCGACCCTTAGCAACTTAATGTAATGGCAGACAATCAGTCTAGACAATTCAAATGTAATAAGATTACTCTGACGACTATCAGGGATGAAAAAGAGTATGATCTTAAAGAAATGGTGGCAAATTTTCTCTACTATGAGTCTATTGAGGCACCATTTGTTCGTGTTGAGCTTACGGTAGTTGACTCGATTGACTTTAATTTGAATTTGCAAGGTGGTGAGCCTGTTAATATTAATCTAAAAACCTTATCAGCAGACGGTAAAGGTGAATTAAAATTAGAATTCAAAGTATATAAGATTGGTGACATCATTAAGTCTGAAAGGGGACAGATGTATAAACTCTTCTGTTGCTCACCAGAGATGTATAATAACGAGTTGAATAAGGTTTTCAAGGCATTTGGTCCTATTGATGAGGGTGGATCTAAGGACGTTGAGAATATCCCCAAGCATGTATGCAAGAAATATCTGAAAGCACCTGGCAAGAGGATTAAAGAAGAGAATTTTGAGTCACACTCTAGAGTCATAGTGGTATCTCCTAACTGGAGACCTGTGGACCTTATCTCATATGTTTCCGACAAGGTTACTAGGGTAACAAGTGGTAAGGGTAAAGCGAAGCAATCTGGATTCTTATTCTTTGAGAATCAAAGAGGATATAATTTTAAGTCTATTGATAGTCTCTGTGAGCAGGGATTTGACTTCGTATATACATACAAACAGCAGGGTCAATTAGAAGAAGGAGATCCTGGTTACTATAATATTGAATCTATTCAATATCCTGACAAGGCGAATCATCTCAGACATATGAGAATGGGCACATATAAAACAGTTACTACTGGTATCTGTCTGACCATTCCAACGTTGAATAATATCACACAGTCGGGTGGTAGTAACAATAATAAGTCCTCACCTTCAGGTACAATATACGCTGCTAGAGAGACCGCATTTGATTCTATCTTTGGAAGAGCTAAGACCCTTCATGATGCACCCCCATTTGACATGCCTGAAGAGGTCAAGGGGGAAGGTGCATCTCCTACTAGACAAAAGATGAGAATTATCCCAGCACTTGCACATCAGCAAGGAGAATCAGGTCAACCGAAAGGACATCCTGACAATGGGACTCAAACTTTCGACACATTAGCAGTTGCAGAATATGCAGCGGCTAGATATAATCTAATGAAAGCAATTCAGTTAACTATCAAGGTTCCTGGAAACACTGCACTCTGTGCAGGAGACGTTATCAAACTCATCATCCCTGCTTCTCGCGAATCGGGTAGAAAAGTTGAGAGAGATAGAAAATTCAGTGGGAAGTATCTTATTGCTGCCCATACGTTTACATACACCAAGAAAGGTTGCACTTCTGAATTGCTTTTAATTAGAGACTCAATTCCACAAAAATAACTAAAATGGACAGCATCGAGCAGCATATTGAAAAGGACAAAGAAATCCTTGACAATCCTATGATTTCACCCAATCAACGTCGCCACATTGAAGGTGAGTTGCATGAATTGGAAGATTATGTAGAGCATCACAAAGAAGAGATTGAGAAAGGTGATCATCATGATCCCACATACCTAGAGCTCTTTTGTGATCAAAATCCATCAGAACCTGAGTGTTTAGTTTACGAGGATTGACAAAGATCCAATAATTTATTATAATAACCATGTAAGGGTTGAAAATGAATAACTTTGAAGAGCTCTTATACGGGCATTATCGTAATAAACTGCAGGCACAGAGTAATCCCTCTCAATGGCCACAGATAGATATCAGGATTTGGCAAACATCATCTGGAATTTTTGAATCCAAGTCCTGGTACAAGTATAAAGGTGAGAAAGCACCATATAATTGGTTAAGGTATAGGATCACCGAGTTAACTGAGGATACTGTTAAGACAGATATCTATAATTACTTGAGCACAGAGGACAGTTGTCCTTTCATATGGACTTGGGATGGTAAATGGTGGACAGGAATTCCTGATGGTTTCTGTCAGGTAGGTAAATTTTTGATTAAGTCTAGGATCCGATTCAATGGATTAGATTATAGATCCTTAGATCAGGGATGGGATACTGAAACTGATAAACAAGCATGGGGTAAACCTGAAGAGGAAGGAGAATTCCAATTCGTATTACTCGATAAATAATCACATAGAATTATTATTCAAATGAGAGAACGCACTGATTACCTAGGACGGGACGGATACACTTGGTGGATCGGGGAAGTTGAGAATATCAAGGACCCCTCTGAGATCGGTCGTGTCCAAGTGCGTATTCTTGGTTGGTATACGGGACACAAGGCAAAGCAGGCATACACGAAAGAGATGCCTACAAAGGTGCTGCCCTGGGCACAGGTGCTGTTGCCAACAGATCATGCACAGACTAAAGGTGCTGGCACAACCTGTGGATTGCAGCCTGGCGCATGGGTCATGGGATTCTTCCTTGATGGTGATGAGGCACAGTTGCCTATTGTCATGGGTGCATTCCGTGGATTCCAAGTAAAAGAAGATCCTAAGAAGAAAACAACTACTGCCGATGGTACCGTTGCAGAAGAGTTGAAGACCGAGACTCCACAGAAGAAAGACTTAGCAGGTAATGAAAGGAATGATGGTAACCCATATCCTAAGGTCCAGACACAAACACCCACTCAACCTGGGACTCCAGGTGGTGAAGAGTCTCGCGGAGTTATCTCTGCTGCTGAAGAAACTCTGCCTGGTAACTCTGTTACTAATCCTACTAAACCTCCTGTAGAGAAGCAATCGATTGCTGATGGTGTTGCAGGTCCTGCTGGTGAAGGATTCCAGATCGATCTAGAGCGTCAGTTGACTGAGCTCGGTAACATGGCAGCAACTCTTGCTAGTGGTCCTGGTGGATTCATCTCTCTTGCAACGGGTAAGAAGGTTGCAGGCGATAAGGTGATGGAGCACATGGGTAAGATCATGAATTTCCTTGCTGGTGGTATCGCTGGTATTCTTGCACCATTGAAAGAAATGCTTGCCAAACTCATTGCTGAGGTTGTCGGTAAGATTGTGCAAATCATCTCCAGTTTCGTCCCTCTGGTTGTGATCAACACAATCATGATGTTTCTCAACATGATCTTTGACATCTTCTGCATGAAGAAACCGATGTGGTTGGGGCTAGTGCAAGCCGCAATATCGGATGTCTCTGCGTTCGCTAATAATATAGCGACGCAGATTGTAGATAAGGTTGCTGATAAACTTAAGGGCGTTGACTCTGCTGTTAAGGGTGTTACTAACCGTATCCTTAGTGGTATCACCAAGACAATGAATCGTGTCAAAGATATTGCTGGAGATGTGATTGCTGCTGTTGATATGGCAAAGGGTATTGCTGGACAAGCAAGGGCATTTGGAGATGCAGTAACATCAATCTTTGAGTTTGACTTCACCACTCTTAACTGGGCGGGTTTAATCAAACTCCTCTTTGCCCTCTTGTCGATGTTCTTCCAGAAAGATTGCGGGAGGAAGATTAAACGACCGAAATCAAAGGCGTGGTATCCGTTGATCGGGACCACGGAATGTGGTAACATCAATGAAGCAATCGTTGGCACACCATTCTCTAGTTTTGATGATGGTGTCACTGGTAAAGGTGGAGGTGGTAGTTACATCGATAGGATGTTTACTGGCATCAATACAAACCTCATGGAGGTAGTTTCCCATCTAAATGGTGCTAAGGTCATCAATGATGCAACACCTGGCATTGAGAAGCAGATTACTCAAGGTCCTGGTGGTGTTACAGACTTCCAAGATGCTCATGGTAATACTCACAAGAATGTCCCTAACAACGAAACTAAGATCGTTGCTAAGGATAAGTGTGAGACCATTAAAGGTAACTATGTGCTGACAGTTGAGGGTGACTTCTATCTGAAGGTCATGGGTAACTATCACGAGGAAGTGACAGGTGCTAAGAATGACAACGCATCTCAGGGTCCTCAAGCAAAGTCTAAGGGATCAAGTAAGAAGGCAAATAAGGTTGAGGCAAAGAGTGACCTTGATGCTCAGGCAATTAAATCAACTCAACGTGCTAATGTCACGAGAGATGAAGACGGTAATATCATTGCTACTGGTAAAAAGTCAACTAGAATCTCTAAAGCAGAAACAGATGTTACTTCTAGGTTAGACACTGGTGGTGCTGATAAGTCTTCTACTAGGAGGAAGAAGAATAACAATAATAACTCTTACAACATGGTCCATATTCAGCAGACTGAGCGTGATCAATATTTCAAGGCATTGCCTGGTGGTCACTTCTATCCTGTTGATGAGATTCCTTTCCATCCTGAGGCAGATGATCAGGGTAGAGTGTCATGGGGTAGTCAACTGTCTGGTAAGTTGGAAGATACCCAAGAGCAGAAGTCTGCATCTCGTAAAGAGGGTGATCATGACATTGCATACACTGGCGATGTTAGTATTCAGGGTGCCAAGGTTAAGATCACTGCAATTAACTCACTAGCATTTAACTCTCAGACTATTAAGACTGAAGCAAATACGATTGAAAACGTGGCATCTGGTGAGATCACTAATGAAGCAAACTGGATCTCTTCCTTCCTCAACAGTGGTAGATTTGAGATCGTTGCAGTATTCAACCCACTCAAAGCATTGTCTGGTCAATTCACCTTTGTAAATGGTGCTATCATTGATATCACTACTGACCTTCCTATCCCTGGTCTTGCGCCACCAACACAGACTAGGATCTGCTTAGGTACATCGATGCCTGCATCTATGAATGATATCATCATGGGATCTACTGCAGGTGTCCACTCAACCTTCATTGCATCTCCCACTGGTGTGATCGCTGAGTTTGTGCCCACGGGTGCCCTGCTGAATCAGGTTGCCACTGGTCTTATCCATACAGGTGTTGGCACAGGTTACATGGCAACTGGTTGCGGACTCGGACCCCATCAGGTCTATGGCTTGCCATTACTGCTAAATTGATGTATGATATGGAAGTCTTCATCATGCTTCCATGCCCACCGACGAAACCTACCTTGAGCACATCTGGGTCAACATCTCTCAACGCACCATCCGAATGATGGACAATGAGGGTGTGGACGAGTTGATCAAATGGAAGTTTGATGAAGAAGGTGCCGAGGGATTTCAGGAAACGATAGTTTCCTTTAATGAAAACCTTCCAACAGATCTAATCACTTACCTAGCATGAATAGTATTATTGCATTATCCTGTGCCGAAGTTGAAGCAAATTTTGAATTCGTATTTTCTCTAGTTGAGAGAGGTCACACTATCAAAATCACCCATGATGGTGGAGTTTGTATGTTGACGCCTATTGTTACTAGAGATAAGGGATCTGAGATAAATATTCCAGACCCTGAAGAATTTGTGCCTGATCCTGCTGCGGTCGGTGCATACGTTGCAGAGTCACTAGGAGAAATGACGCAGAACTTCTAAAATGAATAAGATTCGGATCACAAGCTCGTTTCATCATTTGAAAGACATAGGTATAGTCCAGATGTATTTCATCCAGGGTATGCCGTTTACATTTGAAGAGCTGCCGAAGTTTATGACTGAATTAGAAGAAGTCACACTGGATGCAGATACTGCACGAGAATATACGTTGGATGATCTATACACGTCATCAGATTATCTGGTGATGGAAGGATGTCATCCTATCTTGTTTGATCTAAGTGATTGGATTGAAAATTATGAGGAAGTCCCTGACTAAATATGACTTTGGTGGAAGATCTATCACAGCGGTAGGTCTTTTACTCCTTATTAGTGAGATGGAAGGTACATCCCAACATCTCAAATATATGGGATTCAAGGAAGACATGGACACCATTAATGAAATGAAGAAGAGGTATTATAAACTCTACTTCAAAACAAAAAAGGAGGAGAAAAATGCCTAAGAAACAATTCATTTCAAAGAGTGGAGACACCTGGGAATGGGAAGAAACTCCCGCTGTAGTTAAAGCAGTCAAAAAACTCTATGACTCAAGCGTATCTATCAAAAAGAAAAGTTGATGTAAGTAACATCACTTGGGAAGATGTATTTGACAAGTTAGAATATGATAGGGCACAAAAAACTTTCACGGTGATTGCACCAAAAGTCAAACCTGAAGAAATTCTTAACGAATCAGAAAATGTCATCCTACACAGAGGTGTAATGAATACTATGGTGTGTGAAGGAAGTTATACTCCATGGAGTATGCGTCCCCTCGCAGAGCATATGAAAATCAATTATAATATGAAAGATTTTCACCAATATGTCTCACTTTGTGGTGGATCTAGCACCTTTGGTAGGCACAATGATGAAGTAGATGTAATGATTGTGCCAGTTATTGGAGATATAAGTTATACTGTAGATGGTCTTGGTGAAATTTTAATGGAGCCAGGCGATATATTGTATATACCTAAATATGTCTATCATGAGCCCTCGGTATTAGGACCGAGGGCAACATTAAGTTTTTCTTGAGGATTTTATAATGTATGATACCATCCTATGTTATTATGATCTTGGTGCAGGATTTTTCAAAAAATCTCTGCAAACAAAAGATCTTGACGGGTGGGCATATACATTTTTCTTAGATCCTAGAGGGCGCTTATGGGAAGTTGATTACACAGAAACTCAGGATTTTTCAAGAGAAGATCCTAAAGGTTATGTGTCCAACGGTTTGCATGGTAAGGTAAAACCTTATTTTGTTACGAAAAGTATTGAAATCTATCCTGCAGTTTGGAATGTGCATTGGGCACCCTTTCCTAGGATGATGCTTCATTTTATCGATGGTAAATTAAACCGAGTATTAGTATGAAATTTCGCAATGTATTACTGGCAGGAGCACTGCTAGGACTGGCAACGTTGCCTTTAAAGGCAGACCCACTTAAGGATAGTGAATACTTTACTACCCATTCTATGGGATGTATGCTCCTTCAAGAGTGTACTGATGATGTGAAGGAAGTATTTTCTATGCTTGACATCTCATCGGAGTATGATAACACTGAACAATTCACTGGTGTTACTGGTGAATTTCATAATATGCTTATGTCACTGAATCAAATCGGTGTGGGTGTGTATCTTGCTGATGAAAAGTATTTTCCAGTAGGACATCGTGGTGTCTATCATACTGTGAGTAATAACTTCTTCTTAAACAAGGCATTTATGGGTCGTCCTGGCACATTGATGTCTGTAATGCGACATGAAGGATGGCACGCTGCTCAAGATTGTATGGCAGGCACGATTGATAATAGTATGATTGCTATTATTATGCCTGAAGATGATGTGCCAATGTTGTGGCAAGAGATGGTGAAGCGGACATATATGTTGCAACCAGGAGCAATTCCGTGGGAGAAGGAAGCAATGTGGGCAGGTAAGACTGAAAACATGACTATGAATGCCCTAGCAGCATGTGCTGGTGGTAATATGTGGGAAGTATATCCACCAACTCCTATGACAAATGAATGGTTAGAGAAAAACGGTTATAAATAAAAGTGTAGCAATTGTGCTGAGATTTCGTGGCAACTAAACGTATATCCCAATTAGATACGATTGCAGACGCCCTCGTTACTGGCGAGGCAATTCTGCCTATCGTTATCTCTGATCCTCTGATTCCAAACCGCAAGGCAAAGGTCAATCAGCTATTCCGTGGTGTAAGCGCAGGTAGCGCAACAGCACCAGGATTAGCGTTTGACCTGGACCGAGATTCTGGGATATATCAGTCTGCAATCAATGAGATTGGACTTACATTTGGATCAGCATCTCTTTATAATACCCGAAGAGAAAATACTGATGGATCCTCTACCCTGATCGTCCGTGCAGTTGACAGTGCATCAGCAACGTCAAGCATGGAGCTTACACCACAGGGTAGTGGATTTTTCACTGTTAATGGTCCTATCATTCAGACCGATGCACAATTCTTCTTGCAAGGTGATCAAAACCCTGCAAAGAGAGTGCAATTTAACGTTGATACAATCTCAACCCAGTCTGGCACACGTCGTTTTGATCTACCTAACGTAGGTACAAACACAAGCACAACTCTGCTGGCAAATGACACCTTCCAAACTGTCACAAACAAGACGATCATTATTAAAGACGGCGAGCTCCAGATTACTGGATCTACGTCAACTGATAAGATCGCAAAATTTGAATGTGACGCTTGGGAGAGTCCTGGTCAGCACACTTACAAGTTGCCTGACTTTGGTGCTGCTAATACTCAGTCTACTTTGTTGGACGACATCACTGACCAGAATGTTTTCAACAAAAACATGGTCAACCCCACATTCTCTAACACTCCCTCAGCAGATGAAGAGAATGCCCCCACAAGATATGTGATTTTTGACTCTTCACTATTAAGTAATAATCGTGTGGTGACCTTCCCTGATATGAATATCAGGGCAGTTGGTGAAGCATCGTCACAGACACTTAGTAATAAGATTTACAAAGGTGCAATTTTTGCTGACGTTGGCGATGATACTAGAAAGATTTCTTTAGATCTCTCTAATATTGAAGATAACCAAACCTATGTGTTTAGTTTTCCTGATGACGATCCAGCAGCACCTTTGAATAATGGCATAGCATCTAACATGCTGGTTGCTGAAAGGAAGACACAAACTCTTTATAATAAAACGTTAGAACTGGCGAAGATAAATAACCCAGAAGACGTTAATGGTATCATTACTATTGATGCCAGCAATTTGACTGGGGCTCGCTCCATTCAATTCCCTGACGCTGATGCAACACTTCTATCTACTAATAACATTAGTGATGTTGCAATTAGTTTCGGTGGAGCACTTGCCGCTCCTGTGTTGGGTGGGCAAATAAGACTACAATCATTTTTCCAAGCAGGTTGGTAATTAACAAATGACAGCAGGAAGACTCGCAGCTAAAAAACCAGGAGCGACCGCTAATACGGTCCTCTATCGTTGTCCTACTACTGTAACTGGCAGCACAGTTGTTAGTGTGTGCAACCAGTCTGGTAGTGGTGCATCCTATCGGATGGCACTAAGAGACTATGATCAGGTGCTGCACCTAGATGGACCCGAATCCGAGAATGGTGGATTGGCATCCAGTTATAAATTTGCCAAGGGAAATCCCATATCGGCATATAGACTCACATTAAACCCTGGGTTTACCTTTGGTGATGCTATTCCTGGCACCCAATTTACAACTACAAATAACGCAACTGGTAAGATCCTTGATATTTTCAAGGCATCAGGTGAGGTCACCTACTATACGCAGGTGAAGGAAATCTCCACTGTTGCATTCATAGCAGACTCTGCTGCTGGCACCTTGCAAGGTGGTGAGACTGTAACTGGAAGTGGATCACTCTTTACTGCTGTATATCGTGGTGGGAGCGCGGCAAGTGCATATTTTGAATTCGTTACTTATGCCACAGGTGTTACAACCATGGCATTCTCCCGCACAACAGGTCTTGCTGATGGCATGTATGTGACTCTGGGGCAACCAGCGGACACTGATGCTGAAGTTGTTACTATCGATGCATCTGGTGTTAACGAAGACTTTGATCGAGTAACTGTTACTCGCGCTGCACTGGGCACAACTGCTCGTACAGTTCCTGCTGGTCTTGCATCTAATGCATGGTCTGCATCTGCTGTTGTTACAACTATTAACGAGGGTGCAACTTATGTTGCTGGTGATGCAACTCTAACTCTTACTGACTCTACTGGGTTTGTATCTGGTGGTGTTGTCCTAATTGATAACGAGCTTTGCACTATTGCTCAGGTTAACGGCAACGATCTTACCCTGACTCGTGGCATATACGGCACTGCCGATGTTGATCATAACGATGGTGTTAATGTTACTCTGCTGACAGATAACGGCACCTATCTGGTTAATTTCTTCCAAGAAGGTGAGACAATTACTGGATCCACATCTAATGCCTCTGCTGGTCTTAATTTCTTGGCTACCAGTAGTGCATTGATTGAAAATAAATATGTTGTTACTTCAACTGGATCTTCTGCTACCGATCATGTTTATATCGGTCAGTTACAACTTAATATTGACCTTACCTATAAATTTGATTTAAGTAATTCTTCCAATACAAACTATCCTCTGAAGTTGTCTGGTGATGCCGTTGAGGGTCCTAATGACGCTACTCCTGGCACAGAATTTACTCAGGGTGTTAGTAAGGTAGGTACTGCAGGTCAAGCAGGTGCATACACATCGATTGCTATCGATGAGAATACTGGAATCTCACTGTTTGCATATGCAGATGGCACTATTGGTAGTCCTCCTGCTGTAACAACAGGTATTGGTTTCTCTATCAGTGTCCAAACTGACCCTTCTTACGAGCAAGTCTTTATCTATGATGTTGCTGGTGAGCCTCTGATTGCAGGTGATAGTTTCACTGTCAACAACGTAACTCAAACTGTGCAGCAAAGTGGCGTTGTTGCTGGACCTTATGGTTATGTGATGGATTGGGATCCTGCAAAAGCACACCTTAAGGTTGCTTTGGGTGAAGGATCTACTGCATTCGCAGATAATACTGAGTTTCCTGATTCACCTACATTAAATAATGGCACTCGTGTCATAGCTAAAGCAGTCAGTGGTAAGATCCTGTCTGTTGACACTATTGGTGCTGCTGATGCTGCTCGTTCTGCTGGCACATATGCCAGTCTGACCGCAAATGCCACTGCTTCTTCAGGTAATATTGCTAAGGCAAAATTCACTGTAGTTGTTGATGGGTCTGGTGCTGCAACTATTACTATTGTTGATGGTGGTGAAGATTTCGCTGCTGCTGAAACTATTCAGATCAATGATGCACAACTGGGTAACGGTGGCGGTGCTGCACTAACATTTAATGCAGCAACTATTAGCGCCGCTGAGCAAACAGGATCCACAGGACTTTATAATCCTGAAGATTATCTCTACTACGATAATGCTATTGCAGCAAATGATACAGAAAAGAATTCTGGTATCGTAGTGGGTCCAGGACAGAATCTGCTCGTCTATTCTTCTGCTGGTGATCTAAGTTACGTTGTTAATGGTTTTGAGTCTCCTTCGGATGATCTCACTGTCGTCAACATGACTAAGATTACAACTGAAGATGGTGGCGCTGCTGCTCCTTAACTGATCATAAATACTACCGAAGAAGGATTCCTGAAGAATGGCACTTACTCGTCTTAAGAATATCATCACGTCGAGGACGGGACGTATTATCTACGTCAACCCCGATGATTTTGATGCCTCTGATGCATTTGACAACCGAGGTAACTCGGCACTGCGTCCATTTAAGTCGTTGCAACGTGCTTTCCTTGAGGTATCACGTTTCTCATATCGCGTTGGTCTAAGTAATGACGAATTTGACGCATTCAGTATCTACCTGTATCCATCAGAGTATGTTATTGATAATCGTCCTGGTCTTGCAGATTACAACCAGATTCAACCGTTTAACGAAAACACCAACTTTGATTTAACCTCAGCAAGTAATGAGCTTTATAAATTTAATTCAACTCGTGGCGGTGTTATCTGTCCTCGTGGTGTCTCTGTTGTTGGTTCGGACCTTCGTAGAACCAAAATCATTCCGAAATATGTCCCTTATCCCACAGTACAGGGCAGTCTCGGTATCACTGCTGCTAATGAACCTGGCAATACTGCGATTTTTAGGTTAACAGGTGGTTGCTATTTCTGGCAAATGTCCTTCTTTGATGGGGACAATACTGGTGTCTATTATAGAGATGACCTGAGTCAGATTGCACCTAACTTCTCTCATCACAAGATTACTTGTTTTGAGTATGCAAACACTGCAGATCTAGAGCTCTACTATCAGAAGATCTCTAAAGGTTATGCAGTTATTCCTGATACTTCAGGTTTGCCAGCGCAAGATCAGTTGCAACCAAGAGTTGAAGAAAATAGAATTGTTGGTCCTATTTCTGACGAATTCGCAGTCTCACAAATTATCCGAAATGGGCAAACCGCAACCGCCTTTACGGTGGATGAGTTGGGCAACCCGAAGAATCATGGATTCTCCGTGGGTGTCGCTGTTAATATTTCTGGGGTTACAGGTCCTACTGATCAAGATGCTCTCCTCTACAATGGATCATTCCTGGTAACATCTGCACAGGGTAACCAATTTACCTATCAGATGTCAGCAGAGCCCTCAGGTAATGCTTTGGGTAGTAATGTCCTAGTTAAAGTTGAGATTGATACAGTTGACTCTGCATCACCATATTGTTTCAACCTATCACTGAGAAGTGTTTGGGGTATCAACGGTATGCACGCCGATGGTAGTGAAGCAACTGGATTTAAGTCCATGGTTGTGGCTCAATTCACTGGAATCTCCCTCCAAAAGGATGACCGTGCATTCGTGCTGTATAATCCAAACACAGGAAACTATGAAGCACAAGCTTCTGGATCTGGCGCACACATTAACGGTCTATGTAAGTACCGTAAAGGATGGCGTCACGTCCACATTCATGCATCCAATGATTCATTCATTCAGGTTGTGTCTGTGTTTGCTGTGGGATTTGGTGACCATTTCTTTAGTGAGTCTGGCGGTGACCTATCCATTACTAACTCAAACTCTAACTTCGGAAATACATCGCTGCGAAGCAAAGGTTTCAAAGCAGCATCATTTACTAAGGATAAAGCTGGGCAAATTACCCACGTTATTCCTCCCAAGTCGCTGTCAGATGTTGATGAAATTTCAATCAACTGGGTCACAGTTGATATTACTAAGACCCGATCTGTAGCAGACCCAACTAAACTATTCATTTATGGATACACAGTAGAAACTGCAAGACCACCAAGTAAGGTCCAAGGTTATACTGTTGGTGCAAGAAGAGACGACGTTAACACTCCTGACCGTTTGTACGTCCTGTTACTTGCATCTGGCGCGTCTGAACCCACTGCACACTATGCAGACATTAATCCCTCTGGTAAGACTGTAACTGGCACCCGTGCTGGTGATGATGACTCACCAATTAAATGGGATAGTAGCAACAACCATTGGTATCTTCAGGTTGACGGTAACGCAGCACAGAATACCATTTATACTACGTTACAAGCAAACTCACTCTATCAAAACCTCGGATTCACACCTACGACTTATATTCGTCGTGTGCCTGATGCCCGTAACTTGGTTGACAGAGTATATCGTTATCGCTATGTGCTAGACAAAGATTCATTCCCAGTGCCTAGAGAACCTATCACTGGTTTCGTTATTCAACCTAGATCCAGTGAAACAAACTCACCCGCATATACTAAGTCATACTACGTTTATGCTACTGAAACATACCAAACGTTTGTGAGGGGTGTAACTGACGGTGTATATTATGTGACACTATTGAATGCGTCAGTATCACCATCTACCTCTAACTTTAACGACTTCTTCTTCTCACAGCAGACAGTTGATTTGTATCCAGCATTCGACAGAGATAACCCTGTCGCTGATCCTGCAGCATCTGTATCTATTGCTGATAATGAGACTTTAGGTCTAGTTACTACAACTGATGGTGCATCTCCTGTCCCTAATGAGGATACCGAGAGATCTATCACGAAGGAGACATCACAATTCTTCTTGCTGGAGACTGAGAATAACTTAGGTTATAACACTACATCTAACGTGCTGAATGGTATTTCTGTCACTGCACGCTTGGGTGAAGCAGAAGATCGTAAGATCCCATTAAAACTTAACGCTGATAATAGTGTCCAACCTATTCTTTGTGAGTTGAGAAGATACTCTATTCTTAGAGCATCTGGTCACACGTTTGAGTATCTTGGATTTGGTCCTGGTAACTACTCAACTGCATTCCCATCTACACAGGTTGAGGTGTTAACACCGCGAGCGGTGAGACTATCTCAGTCATTGAAGGAAGCAGCAGGTGTTGCATATTACTCTGGTGTTAACTCTGACGGTGAGTTGTTTGTTGGTAACCAAGTTATTAACCCAGTTACAGGTCAGATTACTAACGAAGATATTGCACAACTTAACGTGTTGGGTGAGGAAGGCACAACTATTGAGACATTCTCTGAGTTGGTGCTAACTGATAAACTGACTGTTATTGGTGGTGCATCTAACCAATTAGAATCAGTATTCTCTGGTCCTGTTACTTTCCAGAAGAAAATAACATCACAGGATACTATCCAAACTCTTAACTTCACATTATCTAATGATGATGGCACGGTGTTGAGAAATATCCTCATGGCAGAAGAGGATTCTTCAGGTAATCCCGAAGTTGATGCTACTGAAGCATACAACAGCGGTGATCTCTGCTATAACATTGACTGGACTCCTGGTAATGCTTTGGGTTGGATTTACGACTCAGGTGTATGGTATAAGTTTGGTCTAAGTGATACTACACCTATTACATCTAATAGGTTCAGTGGTGAAACACATTATGGTATTGGCATCGCACCTGATGCATCCAATCGCATGAAGATTGCTGGTAACGTAATGGTTAGCGGTGACATTGATGTTACTGGTAAATATGGTTGCGCTGATAAATACTCTCTGGCGACTGGAATTAATAATGGAAACAGCGGCGTAATGTATACGGGTAATGGATCCACATCATCCTTTGCAATTTCGCCTGGTCATAATGCATATTCGTTACTTGTATTCTTGAATGGTGTTTGTCAACGTCCTGGGACTGACTACACAGTCACTGCTAACGCTGTAGATTTCTCAGTTGGCACTATTCCACAAGCTGGTGACGCTGTTCAAATCCGTGAATTGGTTATCTAAAGTTACACTAATCGGGGTCTAGAATGTCCACAAAGATTATAGGAAACCAGATTGATCAGGTTACCCGTGCCATTATGGAGGCACTACAGGTAACCGAGCAGATCAACCTGCCTGCACTCAACCAAGCAGCAGTTACTGCCTTAGGTACTCCTGCTTTCGGCACGTTGGTGTATAACACCACCGAGGATATGGCGCAGATCTATAAGGCAGATGCTGCTCAAGGTGCTGCTGGATGGACTGATGTTGGTGGTGGCGGTCCTTCATTGGGTGAAGGATCTATTATCAGGACTAACGGTAAGAATATTCAAGAGAATATTACTGTTGGTGTGACTGCTAATGGTGCGCCCGAATTTGCCAACGGTGCCACGATTGGTCCTGTTAGCATTGACAATGGATTCACAGTTACCGTTGAAAATGGTGCTGCATGGAACATTATTGGTGAGGAAGACTCCAGCACTGCAGAATTTCAAGAGTTAACATCTGGAAATATCACCAGCACAGGGACTCTACACTTCTCTGAGACAAAAGAAAGTCTGACCTTCTACAACACCAGTGGTGATATCACTCACGATTTTAATAACAACAATGCTATCTTTGTTGAAAAGACTGGCGGTGGTAACTTTACCTTAAATATTAACAATATGCCCACAGACTCTGCGGCATATACAATTACTTGTATTATTAACGACGCTGGTGGTACAGGTATTCCCTCTACAGTCAACGTAGATGGTCAACAACAGACGATTAAATGGCCTGGGGGTGTTAACCCTGGACATAGTGGTGGTAGTATTTGTGTTGTATCTTTCTCATTCATTGCATTTAATACTGGTAGCACAGGTCAGTATACAGTGTTAGGTAGTGGAGGAAACTACGCATCATGAGTATTGGACTTTCTGGCGCTTTTTCTCCCCTTGGTGCTACTATCGCAAGAAGAGGCACGATTGGTGGTGCTGCTGGTGATCCAAATTCAGGTGCCACTAATACTCCTTTTCCATTATATGATGATTCTGAATTAACAGCATTCCGTGACTACATGGAAGCGCGAAAAGTAGGTTGGGGATCAAGTGGCACTAATTATCAGTATGAAACAGATTCTGGTGACACCAATATTGGTGATGCACAATCTGACATGTATGATACAGGTAACTATACTCAGGTGAGAAAGGATGGTGGTGCCAGTGGTAATATGGGATACAATAGTAATCTATTAACATATAGTACCATTAAATATATTCCACTTAGTTATTCTTGGCCCTTGGTTGGTATTGCAGTTGCTCCAACAGGACAACAAACTCGATATGGATGGTCAAGAAATGGTAACCTAGGTGCTGATAATGGTGGTGGAACTCCTGCTGCACTTACAGTATATAATAATGCTACTGTGGGAGAATTTGATATGGTTTATGCATGGTTGGTAAACAAAGCATGGAATCAGAATAGTGACCCTGGCGTTTCACACTTATACTGCACTGTTGGTACAAGTAAGTGGGATGGTAGTGATGTTTCGGATGGATTTACTGTTAATACTTTTGCAAGTAATTCTGACAGTGATACATCTCAATATGAATCAACGTCAACAAACTGTTTTGTTTGGACTGCGCTAATATCAAATGGTCAGACCAATGGACAGATCAGTCAATCTCAAGCACAAACATTTGTCAATAACTTCTTAGCATCAGCAGAAGAACATTTTGGATGGGATTGATTGAATAATGTTTTATCATGAGAATGCACTAACTGAATCTAGAGCATCTGAATTATATGAATACTTGAGAAATTCTTCCTGGAAATGGGGATATCGCAGTCATCCGAGTATAGTAAGGAGAAGTATACCTCATTGGACCATCTTTTTCGGTGGACCGACTACACTGGAGCAGTCATGTTATGACTGTGAGTATGAAATTAGTGGATTAATACTTGATGTATGGAAAGATATCAAACCATACTTGGATCCTGATGATTGTTTGATTCGTTGTTATGCAAATGCTCAAACATGCGGTCAAGATCAAAGACTACACACTGATGATACCCTAGATACAAGTAAGACTATAATTGTCTATGTGAATAAATCTTGGGGTGTTGATTCTGGAGGAGAAACTATTCTTTGGGATAAGGAAAACCAATTGATAACTCATTCGGTATTACCTAAGTTTAGATCAATCTTAGGTTTTCCTGGTAATGTCTGGCACGGAGTCAGATCAGTTAGTCAGTATAGTGATTCGCTTAGAATGACTCTGATGTTTAAGACCAGGAAATTGCATAAATAAAACGTAGGAATTAAAGTAGCATGGCACAGTTAAATGTAAACGCTATTAAAGACTTAGGGGGAATCGGTGGATTCACTTTGTCTAGTGGTGGATTGACTGCTAACGGCACATTGACCGTTACTAATCTCTCTGTGGAGGGGACCATTTCTGGATCTTCTAATTATATTATCCCAAACCCATCGTCGTATCAGGGTAAATTCCTGACGAATAATGCTGCGGTCCTTCAATGGGGTGACCTAAGCAGTGCTGCTGGTGTTAGATCCATGCAAGTATGGACTTCTAATGGTACTTGGAGCAGACCATCTGGTGTTAAAACCATCATGGTCACGGTGACAGGTGCAGGTGGTGGAGGTAGCGGATACTGCGAATCTGGTGGTGCTGCTGGCACTGCACAGAGACAGGTTGATGTGACTAATGTATCATCAGTTTCAATTACTATCGGCAGTCCTGGTGGTGGCACTAACTATTCTGGTTGTGGGGGTAATGGCAATAGTTCATCCTTTGGATCCTATTGTAGTGCAAGTGGTGGAATCGGTGCAAACTGCAGTACACAACACGCAGGTGGATACGGTGGTAACGGGAGTGGTGGTACCCTCAATATCTACGGTGGTGGAGGTAACGGACATGGATCCAACCACTCATATGGTAACCACACCTCAGGAGTAAGTTACTTCGGTGGAGCTCAACCATCATCTCACGGTCAATCAAACTATTCTCATAATCACCAATCTCATGCTGCATGGGGTTCTGGTGGCAACGGTGCTCAGCATGGCAACAGAGGTGCTAGAGGTCGTGAAGGTGTGGTCGTAGTCCACGAATTCTACGGATAAATACTAAAAAAGAGACTATTATGTCACAGATTAGAGTATCATCTATTAAAGATCTTTCTGATAGTACTGGATTTTTACTTTCTACAGGTAAAATTCACGCTATCGGGACGTTGACTGTCTCTAACATTGTCATCAACGGTAAGATTAGTGGTAATAGTGATTATATTATACCCAATATGTCTGGTAACGCAGGCAAATACCTGAGAGCAGGTGCATCTGGTCTTGAGTGGGCAGGTGCTGGTGGTGGATCTGGTATTAGATCTATGCAAGTGTGGACATCTAATGGCACTTGGACTAGACCTAGTAACTGCAAATCTATCATCGTGACTGTTACTGGAGCAGGTGGTGGTGGATCTGGACACTGTGAATCAGCAGGTGCAGGGGGCACATCCGAAAGAGTCCTTGACGTAACTAATGTATCGTCAGTTTCTGTAACTATTGGTAGTCCTGGTGGTGGTACAAACTACGCTGGATGTGGTGGTAACGGTAACTCCTCGTCTTTCGGTAGTTATTGCTCAGCATCTGGTGGATATGGTGCTAACTGTCGCCAACAACATGCTGGTGGTATTGGTGGTAACGGATCAGGTGGCACCCTAAATGTATACGGTGGCGGCGGTAATGGTCATGGATCACACCACAGTTATGGTAACCATTCCTCTGGTAGATCATATTATGGTGGTGGACAACCATCATCTCATGGTCAATCAAACTATTCCCACCAACATCAATCACATGCAGCATGGGGTGCAGGTGGTAACGGATCTCAGCATGGTAACCGAGGTGCTAGAGGTCGTGAGGGTGTAGTTGTAGTCCAAGAATTCTTCGGATAAATACTAAGTCAGGCATTAAGAAATGAGCGTCTTAAAAGTTACTACAGTACGAGATCCCTCTGGTGTTGGTGGGTTTACCCTCAATAGTGGGTCTATTACTGCGAACGGTGAATTAAAGGTCACTAACCTTAACATCAACGGCAGTATTTCAGGGGCATCTACTTATGTGATTCCCAACTTTGGTAGTCAAAGTGGTAAATATCTATCCACGGATGGTAGCAATCTGCAGTGGGCAGCAGTTTCTGCTACAGGTGGATTCAGATCCATGCAAGTATGGACTTCTAATGGCACTTGGTCTAGACCAAGTGGTGTTGCATCAATTAAAGTCGTCGTAGTCGGCGCTGGTGGCGGGGGATCAGGTTATTGCGAATCAGCAGGCGCTGGTGGTATGTCAGAAAGAGTCCTTGATGTAACTAATACTTCAAGTGTTCCAGTTACTATCGGCAGTCCTGGTGGTGGTACAAACTACGCTGGATGTGGTGGTAACGGTAACGCATCAAGTTTTGGATCATTCTGCTCAGCATCGGGCGGATATGGCGCAAATTGTCGTCAACAACACGCTGGTGGTATTGGTGGTAATGGATCAGGTGGTAACTTAAATGTATATGGTGGAGGTGGCAATGGTCACGGATCTCATCATAGTTATGGTAACCACGCTGGTGGATCTTCCTTCATGGGTGGATCTCAACCATCATCACATAACCAGGGAAACTATTCTCATAGACACCAATCTCACGCAGCATGGGGTGCAGGTGGCAACGGATCTCAGCATGGCAATAGAGGTGCTAGAGGTCGTGAGGGTGTAGTTGTAGTTTATGAATACTACAGCTGATAAATAACAACGAAGGAGTTTTAATCTATCATGGCTAAATGGGCAATCTGCGACGCAGCGACAGGTCAATTAAACGACATCTGCGATGAAGAAGATAAGTTTGAGATCTATGAAGGTCCAGACTCTAGTATGAAGTGGGTGCCAGTTCCTGATGATGTCACCTATGAGCACTGCATTATTAATGGAGTAGCAGTCCATAGAGATGACCTTGAAGATCTTAAAGAGCGTGCAACTGTTACTCGTGTGCTAGGATATGGCACTACTGGTGAGCAACTAGAGATGCAGTATTTGGATCAAGGTGATGGTGGCAGCCGTTGGAAAGATCATGTTGCTAATGTAAGAGCAACTACAACTTCACCTAGCACTATTCCTGATTTTGTGCCTAATCCTAGACATACGCAACTCGAAGGACGTAAAGCATGGGAAGACTGGGTTGACAATTGGACCCCACCTGGGTAAAATAGTGATCTAAAGTCCTAGACTTAACTTTATTATATGAAAATTTGTATTGTTGGAGGTGGATCGTCTGGATGGATGACCGCCTCTACTCTTGTTAAAGCATTTCCTGATTGGGATATAACCCTAATTGAATCGCCCAAAGTTGCCAGTGTTGGTGTGGGTGAATCTACGACACAGTTGTTTAGACAGTGGACGCATTTTCTAGATCTTAAAGATGAAGACTGGATGCCTGCATGTGATGCAACTTATAAGATTAGTGTAAGATTTCATAATTTTAATAAAATTGGTGATAGACCTTGGCAGTATCCTTTTGGATCGCCAAGAACTGATATCGATATCCCACCAGATGTGTGGTGGTATGCTCAGTCACAACGTGGGTGGACTAATGATCAGTTTGCCAGAGACTTTTATGTGTCAGCATATTGTGCTGAAAAGAATTTGCTGCCTGTTGATCATGAATACTTCAATCTTCATAGGCAGACAGGATTTCACTTTGATGCAGTTAAGTTTGCAAACTGGTTGAAGGAAAACTATGCAATACCTCGTGGTGTAAGGTATGAGCAAGAGCATGTAACTAGGGATATATTGAATGAAGACTATGATCTATTCTTTGATTGCACTGGATTCAAATCACTGTTGAATGATAGTGAGTGGATTGATTATAGTGACTATCTACCCAATAATAGAGCATGGGTAACACGTCTTCCTTACATAAACAAGGAGCAGGAGATGAAACCTGTTACTGATTGCACTGCATTGTCATCAGGATGGGTATGGAATGTGCCGACATGGGAGAGAATTGGCACAGGATATAATTTCTGTGATAAGTACATCTCTACAGATGATGCACTACAGGAGTTTGCAACTCATCTCAAAGTTGATCATGAAGAGCATGGATTTAGACTGATAGAATATAAGACAGGACGTAAGAAAGAGATATGGAATGGTAAGGTTGTTTCTATTGGTTTGAGTGCAGGATTTATCGAACCTCTAGAGTCAAATGGTCTGCTATCTACACATACATTCTTGACACAATTCTGTCGAGTAATGGCAGGTAAGGATCATGTCACTCAGTTTATGAGAGACACCTTCAATAACAACTCCAACTATAATTTTGATGGGTTTGCATCTTTCGTTGCACTGCACTATGCAATGACTCAACGCAATGACTCACCATATTGGAGAGCAGTTTCTAATATCAGATATCCATATGACAATCTGTTTAAATCTGCTCAGATCAATTATATGGAGCAATCAATTCACTTCCCGATCAAGATTACATGGGAGAGTGATTCATTGTTGTGTGTGATGGCAGGACATGGATGGAATCCATTCAATGATGTTATACTAGATGAGATGGAATTCTTTGGGGGTGTGCCTAAACATGCTCGTGCGAATACCTTTGAGATCCCTCCTTACAATGGTATAGATACTATGACGACACCGCTTAATTATTATTTGAGGACATTATATGCGAGTTGAATCTATTGTTATTGTTGGTGGTGGTAGCAGTGGTTGGATGTCAGCAGCAATGCTATCTAAAACATTTCCACATATGCAAATTGGTCTGATTGAGGATGCACAGGGACCAATTGGTGTGGGTGAGTCTACATTGGGTCACTTTAATCGATTCCTAAGAAGACTAGAATTGAAAGATAAAGACTGGATGCCTGCATGTAATGCAACTTACAAGACATCAATTGCATTTAAGAATTTCAGAGATGGTAAGGGAGAGAGATTCCAATATCCATTCGGACAGTTTGATCTATTTGATTATAAAGACTCATTAATGAGATACTTTGAGTTGCAATGTGAATATGGTATGGATAAGTATCCACCAGAGCAATTTGCTAACTTTGCAAACAATCAGACATACTTAGCAGATCAGTGTAAGATTACTAATGATCAGATTCCTGGTTCTACATATACTATGGATGTAGATACTGCATATCATTTTGATGCAGGATTGTTTGGTGACTATCTGAGGGATTATCATTGTATACCCAATGGTGTGATGCATCTCAAGGGTAAGATTGAGAAGGTAATGAAGAATCCTGATGGTAGTATTGATTCACTGGTTACTACACAGGATGGTCTAATCAAAGCAGATTTATATATTGATTGCACAGGTTTCCAGTCACTATTACTTGAGCAGCACATGGGTAGTGAGTTTATCTCATTCAACGATAAACTATTCAATGACTCAGCATTAGCGACACAGATTCCATATTCTGATCGTGAGAATCAGATGGAAACATATACTGACTGTGTTGCAATGAATGCGGGGTGGTCGTGGAATATCCCACTATGGCATCGTGTTGGCACAGGATATTGTTACTCATCAGATTATATCAATGAGTGTGAGGCAGAGGTAGAGTTTAGAGAGTATCTCAGTGAGAGATATACGCCTGAAATTGCTAAGAATGCTACACTACATCACATTGATATTAGACATGGTAAACGCGATAAAGCATGGGTTAAGAATGTTGTGGGTATTGGATTGTCCTATGCATTCTTAGAACCTCTAGAGTCCACTGGACTGATGACAACTCACGAGAATATCTTAAAACTGTGTGATACTCTAGAGAAAAGACAGGGATTCTATGCTACAATGGAGCAGGATGCATTTAACTACAGTTGTGATAACATGATTGAGTCAATGAAGTGTTTCGTTGCACTTCACTATGCACTCAGTCAACGTGATGACAACCAATACTGGAGAGATTGCACTAACATTAACTTTGATATTGACCCTACATGGAGACATTCTACTAGGGTTGCACATGGTAATACAGTTGTAATGCTTGAGGGTATGGAGGATGCATATATTGACCTAGAGCAACAAAGTGGATCCATCTACATTAGTGCTGGTCAAGGTTATCGTCCTTTCTCGGAAGGAATGTACAAAGAGAAAAAGTATGCTAGGTCTGAATCAGAGTTAGAAGAGCATATGGAGACCATCAAAGAGATCCATACTAAATACCAACAAGACCGCAAAACAATGATGGAATGGGTCGATAAACTCCCATCACACTATGAGTATCTGAGGGACAACATTTATGATCTTCAAGAAGAAGAAACCGTGGGTTAGGTTTTATTCCGTCGATCCTGGAGTTGCTGAATTGCAACCATGGATACCTGCAGCAAAACTGCATCGTAAATGGCGGACAGCAGCACTAAAACAGACTGCGAATAAAGAGAAACGCTGCCCATATCACAGGGTAACTAAACTCTGGGAGAGAATGTCTGCTGAATTAAATGGTCAGGAGGGCGTCCATGAGTTATACGAACATGCTGTAACATGCCCAGCATTGCGTGATGTTATGGACTCAGGTTATGTGTTAAAATGTCCTGCTGATATTCTAATCAAAACTGATGGCACTGGGGTAAACTTCCAGTGGATCTCACAAATGAGATTCTGCACACAAACTGGTGGTCCAGGTACCCCAGGTAAATATGTGTCAGCACATATTCCTGAGCAAACTGAGGGCATACGTCAGTTAGTTGATCAACAGAAAGATGTACTTGACTGGACAATTAAACTAGAATTGCCATGGAGAGTGCAATCACATCCTGATCTGGTGTTTATTCAAATGCCTATTCCTTATTGGGATGAGGATAGATTCACACCACCTGTGGGTATAGTTGACCCATCGTATTCATACGAGATTAACTTACAACTATTTTGGCATAAGATTGAAGAGGGTGAGTATCTGATTAAAGCAGGCACTCCACTCTGTCAATGGGTGCCAGTGCATAGAAGTTTCCTAAGTAATAGGAACATTGATTTTCATTGCGAGACTGCTAATGAGGCAGACTTTGAAAACAATGCTATCATGGAATACCAACGCCATAAATCTTTTATGGAGATGGTAACCCTCAAGGAGCGTATCGCATCCCACAAGGTAATACTTGCACTAAATAAAAACATCAAGAGGTTTATGTAACTATGGCAAAAGAAGAATCACAGATGGTTGTTACACAACAAGATGTGCTTGAAGTGGATCTTGCTGCACAGGCAGGAGTTTCTACTGAAGAAGAAAAACGTGGAGCATTAAATCCTGTTGAAGGACTTATTACGTTTGATCAACTCGTTATGAATTTCATCCAACAGTATGATGATGTTAAAGAGGAATACATCAAACTGCAGCAAGCACTTGATAACATGCATTATACTTCTACGATTACAAAGATCTCTTTAGAAGAATTGCAAGTCAAAAGAGATACAATGAATAAACTTTCTGGTGCTGTTGAAGCAATGTCACTGTATAAGAATCATGTTGATCCAACAGTTACTGAGCGTGAGTTTACTTTTAGTGATGGTGGGGAGGAAACTGCAACTGAATGAAAACTGAATTGATATTTCCAACACCAGTTTGGAAGTTTGATAATGTAGGTATAGACAGAGAATCTCTCACTGATTTTGTATATTATGTGCAAGATGAAGACCCTGAGGGTCGTAAACAATCCAACAGTGGGGGATGGCAATCACAAGATTTTATTGATAGTGTCATGGATATCAATCCATTGAAACCTATCAGAGATGCTATCATGGAGCGAGCATATGCTGCTGCTGATGAGTTTGGATTCGATAATTACTCATTGAAAATGATCAACATGTGGATCAATATCAATGGTAAAGGTGCATTTAATCATCTCCACACACACCCTGGTGGTGTGTTGTCTGGTGTATATTATTTGAAACTACCTGACTGTTGTTTTGGTAATCTATCATTCATTCGTGATCTCAATTACTCACAGATGAAAGAATACTGGGGTGATGGTAGCAATGTGCATCGGTGGGAGCACATGAATGAAACAGAGCATGATGTATTCCCAGAAGAAGATCAACTTGTAATCTTTCCAGCATGGTTACAACATTCCGTGGGCACATCTTCTGGTGATGGACATCGGATCTCTATATCATTTAATATAACGGCATTTTCTAATCATTATCATGAAATATATCCAAGTAGACGATCTACTAACACCTAGTTATCTTCGGAGGTTATGCAAGTTGACCTCAGGGATGAATGGATTCCCATGGTTTTTTCTATCTGAGGATATTAGTTACACACCATCGATGGCACAGTTTGGTGATGTGCCTCTAGGTGATATCCCAGAGAAGCAAAAGACTCTGGGATTTACTCATGTACTGTTAGATCAGGAGGGTGTGGAGAGTCCATTTCTGCCTATGTTTCAACCACTACTAGATAGTGTGAGTGATGCATTACCTTATCCTGTTGAATTCTTTCGTGCTAGGTTGGCATTACAACTAGCAAACGGTAAAGACTCATATAACGGACCACATACTGATCATGAGAGTGATCATTATGCTGCATTGTTTTACTTACATGATAGCAGTGGTGACACTGTATTCTTTCATGAGTATGATGATCCAATGTATGGTGATGTTAATCAACGCTGGACAAAAGCAAGAACACAGTCATATAATGAGTGCTTCAGATCAACACCGAAAGCAAATAAACTATTTGCATTTGATGGTCATCGATTCCACTCATCATCTAACCCAACAACTAATGCATTCAGGGTTATATTGAATCTTAATTTTTATTGTGAGCATGATCTATTCGATTTTACAAAGTCTTGATAAAGACTGGAGCACTGATGACACGCCACAACATTGGAAGGGTGTAGTTAAGGACCCTCACTACTACTGTAATTGGGAAGATGTGGAGCATTGTCTCAATCATCCTGAGCATTTTAAGATACAGTTTATTAATAGAATATCTGCAACATTTGAAAACTATCCAGTATTTGAGAGAGCATGGGGCAGAGCAACACCCGATGCTGAAACATTAGTTGAGATGTTTAATGATGGTCATAATCTTATTATCAATGAGTTTGATTTCATTGATCAAAAGAGACAGAATATAATGAATAGTGTAGAGGAAATGTTTCCTACAGTGCAGGCAAGTATGCACATATATGCTGGAATAGGTGAAACTAAATCATTCAAAATCCATGAAGACTATGCTAATAATTTTATTATTCAAGTAGAGGGAGAGACACACTGGAGAGTATATAATAATCGTTGCTCTAATCTAATGTCATCGAGACATGACAACCCAGAGCATGACTATCTAGATTGTGCTATTGATGTTACAATGACTGCAGGTGATATGTTATACATCCCCGCTAGATGTTATCACCAAGCACAACCTAGTGGTAAACGTTTGAGTGTATCTATTCCAATGCAACATATGTGTCCACTGAAACCTAAAGGTAGGAGATGGCATGAAATCGTATAATCCATTTCCTATCATTCACCGATGTAAGTATGACTTTGGTTTTGAAGATTCAAAACTACAAGCAAGAACTATGGGTCACATGGTGGCAGCACAACAGGTGATCGATGACAACAAATATGTCACCCATGAGAAAGGTGGTGGCACTACAAGTGTAGTCATTAATAGAATCACTCCACCTCATATATGGGAGGAGTTTGAAGATTTTATGCCATGGTTTTATGAGCGTGTTAATAGAATTTGGGACCTATGGCATCTTACTCCTATGAATAAGATGCTGTCAGAGTCATGGATTAATGTGCATCCCAATGGTGCATGGACTGATGAGCATCATCATCAAAATGTCCAAGTGGCATGTGCTGCTTATCTATCAGTGCCTGAAGGTAGTGGTAGATTTATGGTGAAGAATCCATACTATCAATATAAACTATCAGAACCTCTTGATTATAATTATTATGACATGGGTATGGACTGGGAGTATATTGAGGTGCAAACTAATGATGTGCTATTCTTCCCAGGATGGTTGACACATAAAACTGAAGTTAATAACACAAATATGGATAGATATGTTATGTCCATGAATGTGATGGGTAATTATGTCAATTAAAGTATTTGATACTAAGTTAGTAAGTGATGAGTTGTTTAGTAAAGTAGTGCATCTCCCATATTATTATACTAGGGTTGATGTGCCACCCACAGAATCACAACCTGAATTAGATCTTTCTGGTATGTATTGGACACACCAGTTTTATAATTATTGTCCAGTTGATGATCCTGATATGTTACAGTCTCCAGGATTACATGGTAGTGATGATCCAATGTGGAAAGATGTGTTGACATATCTTGAAGCAACGTTGCCTGATATGCCACCACGCGAAGAATGTTACGCATCATATATCAACGTGCTTAAGTATAATGATAATCCAGGAATTCATTGTGATGCACCATACTTTGTAGATGATAATAAGACTGTGTTGGTATATCTCAATGGAGAGTGGCACCCAGACTGGGGTGGTGAAACTATATTCTATGATAACAACTTAGAACCACAACGTATCGTGGCACCTAAACCTGGGCGTGTTGTTATGTTTGATGGGCGTATTCCTCACACTGGTAGACCACCAACGCCCAAGTTTAGGTTTAACAGATATATCATGGCATTCAAATATATGGATACTGATACTAGACATAAACTGTTTGTTGATCACGTAATAAATAATATGCCACCCGTTGAAGATCAAGGAATCGCTGGATTAAATGTTGAAACTGTGAAAAACATTTGGAAATCCATGGACAACTGATCACAATACGTTAATATACTCATGTCGGAGTATCACTTATGTTTAACAAGTCTGCCATCCTCTCACAGCAGGAAAAGTCCATCTTAAAGCACGCTCTCTTCTTATATCAGAAGAATGCACATGAAAAACACGGTCAGATGACAACCGTGCAGAATGATTCACTTCAAAGTATAGTTAATGCATTACATTTATAATGGAAATTCTACCTCTCTTCTCACAACCAGTTTATATTGACGTTGTTAATCTAGACTCTGATGTATTGAAGAGAGCAGAAAGAACACCCATGCAGGATATGTCACTAGACAGTGCATATAAACGTAATGGATCTATGTCACAAGACACACAATGGTTATCTAATCATCTAGATGTCAAAGACATTGTTGATCAACACATGGACATATATGTGCATGAAGCATTATCAATGAGTCGTAAACACAGAATTCAACATCAATCATCGTGGATTAATCACCATGGTATTGGTGACAGCGCCGCTGAGCATACTCATGTCAATAGTATGTTTAGCGGTTGTTTGTATATTAAGGTACCACCCGACTGCGGTGAGTTTCGTCTGAGAATGCCAACCATGTTTCCGACTTACTTGACAAGCACGGTCCAACCTGATATCATGGAGAGCAACTACCTAAATCAACGGGAGTTTCCAATCGAACCATGTGAAGGGACCATTATTATCTTCCCATCACACTTACCACACTATGTGTCACCTAGTGATACTCATGAAGATCGTTACTCGTGTGCCTTTAACTATTTCCTTAAAGGACCATTTGGTTATGAAGACACTGCATTAACCCTATGACTATCCCACTCTTAATTTCTGAATCTGTGCCTAAAGAAATCTCTAACATCCTCAAATCTCTTAAAGTTGGAATGCCTGCAAGGTATAAAGAATTTGAGGGGACGATTGAGTTTGTTGATGATGCATATATCACTCTATGCATATCAAAGAAAGAAAATCCACCAGGATATAGACAACCCTACAACAAATGCTGTATGTGCATCTATCCCCAATATTGGGACGATCTAGAGATCGAGGATGAGCACTTCTATGATCACAAATCATTCAGGGGCAAGACAGAGGATCATCCTGGCAATGATATGCTACCCGATCTCAACAAGAGGTAGTGTGCCAGTTGAGCAAACTGTCCACCAAACTTGACGTGCATCGTTTTTTGGTCTATATTAGATGAGTTGAGGGGCACAGGACACCCATTCACCGCTCCTAAGTGAGTCAGTTGGCAACTCTACTGCTGGTGATAAACTCAACATCTAATACCGAGAAACACTACAATGACAACTAACACACAACTCGCTGATGCCCTCTTCCGCATCATCCCTACAGCAATCGATCTTAGCACCAAACGCCTCCAGAAGGGTCTCTCAGTCATCTCAGGCGGTCGTTTCAACGACCTTGATGAGTATTTTGGAGACAACACCGTTGATAAGACAAAACTGCTTGCCAACATCTTCAACCCTGCCCTTGAGGACGCTGCCAGGAATCTAGGTGTCGATTATGTCACTGAAGAGACTGTAGGTTATGATGCTCTTCTCCTCGCTAAAGAGATTGAGAATAAGTTGACATTAGGCAAAGATGGTGCATCCTTCGCTACTGGTAACAACCACAGCAAGACTAAGGTTGATCTTATCTTCGTCTGCAAACTGCAGCAGAATGGTAATGACTTCCCTGAAGTATTCGCTGCCATTGTTGACCTGTCACTCGCTACTAATCCTGCCACTGGTTGGTCTGATAGCGTGACAAAGACAGGCAAGAATAACAATGGATTCAGTCAACTCAGGATCCACAAAGAGGATGCATTGTGCGTTACGCCAATCTATGGTAAGATTAGAAAGACTACAAAGTATATCCACACAGAGTATGAGACTGTCGCTTAATGAAACTCACCTCATGAATTGTGTCGAAGGGATGCAACTCATGGATGCTGAATCTGTAGATCTTGTGGTCACATCCCCTCCTTATGATGACCTCAGGACCTACAATGACAGCAGTAAATGGGATCATGAGGTATTCAAAAGCGTAGCAGATAACATCACTCGTGTACTCAAGACGGGTGGTGTTATCATGTGGAATGTTAATGACTCAACAGTCAAAGGATCGGAGACTGGCAGCAGTTTCCGACAATGCTTATACTTTATGGATCAATGTGGTCTCAGACTACATGACACCATGATATATGAGAAGACTGGGACTGCCTTTGCATCTGGTCCTAAGAGTGTGAGATATACTCAGATCTTTGAGTATTGTTTCATACTCTCCAAGGGTAAACCCAAGACTATTAATCTTATCCAAGATAAGAAGAATGCATGGGCAGGTTATACGAGTTTCGGCAATGCTAAGACTCGTAAGAAAGATGGCACCATGAATGATCCAGGCAAGAAGAGTAAAGTCATCCGAGAGTATGGTGTAAGGACCAACATTTGGAAGATCAAAAACTCAGGAGGTTTCGGACAATCATCTAAGGCAAGTTACAAACATCCTGCAACTATGCCTGAAGAGTTGGCACGAGGACACATAATCACATGGTCTGATGTTAATGACACAATTCTCGATCCTTTCATGGGAGCAGGGACCACCGCCCAGGTTTGCCTAGAAGAGAATCGTAATTTTATCGGTTTTGAGATCGATGAAACATACCATCAAATGTGTGCTGATCGTGTGCTACCATGGACAGACAATGTACTCACTCGTTTATCATGATGCTACCCGAGAGTTTCACTCACACCCCACCAAAAGGTTATTCTTATGAGGTAACACAACATAAGCAGAATGTCCTATCCATTTGGATATGTGATCTTCATGAATATGTTTTCAATCAAGGTGCTCCAAATAGATGTATTTGGGGTTTCTACAATACAAGAAAGCACACCTACTTCGCTCCTATCAATTCAAAGAAAGCAGGCAAAGTAGTTGACTTTGCTAGTACTCGCCCATACACATCAATGCAAATCGATCTAGGACCACTTGCAGGTATACTATGTTAAGAGGCAAGTGTAAAGTCACGCCCAAAAGTGACAAGGCAAAGACCATCTTTGCCGACAATCTAAACTCTAAATCATTAGTCTATCTTGAGCACAAACGTGCTGATCGCTGGTTTTTCAGTGCTCTTGACAATGTAGAATTCTGGTTTTGGGTAGACTATCCACATGACAATGACTGGGACTATCATGAAATCAACTAACGAATTGCCACCCTATTTCACACAGACCAGCGATGCCCCTTATGACAGACACCGTTATAAGATATGGTGCAAAGATGATAGTGTGAAGGTCGTATCCTCATGGGAGGAAGCACAAACAGCGTGGTGGAATTATCACCAATTTATCAAAACTATTGAGGTAATCGATGCAAAACAACAACCCCGTGGATTCTAATGATGGTCTCGGCGTCACTGTTAATGATGACGGCACGTTTCAACTAGAATGGGACGAGAATGACCCTAGATACAGTATGTTTAAGGGTTTAACTGAAGAGCAAATCCAAACATTAATCACGCAAGGATTACGAGAGATCATTAACAGGGACACGGAAGAAGATGATGAAGGACGGTAGAGCGGAAGGAGAGAAAGTTGCTAAGGCAATTGCGGATCTATCTGCAATGATGGCACAATATAGTGACACTACATTGAGTGGTGAATCACTTGAAATTAGTATTAGTCAGCGCATTGAAAAATGTAAAGAATTAAACGAATTATTAGACTCAGCACATGATGCATCCCAAGGACAAAATAACGATAGTTGATGACTATTTTCCACCATGGATGGTGGAGAAGGTATCAACAGATCTGGAGTTTATGCCTGTTAGGTATAATAACTCACCGTATGCAGATTTCGAGAAAGCACGATTCTTTGGATCAATGTTAGTGAAGGATGATCAATTTATTGACATTCAACCATGGTGGTTTATTGAATATTTCAATCACTGCATGTGGAATGATTTGTGTAAAGAATGGACTGTGGGTCACTGTCATCGTGTGCTCTTAAATGCTCAGATTGCAGGTCAATCAGGGTGTGATCATACTGATGCTGATAGTGATAATTATTTGAGTGTTATCTACATGGGACATGGTAATAGTGGCAATACTGTGTTTGAAGATGATAGTGTGGAATGGAAACTAGGTCGCTTAGTTATATTCAACTCAAGTGTGCTGCACCGTGGTGAGGGACCTGAGACGGGTTATCGTGTGAGTTTGGGAGCAGTTTATCCTAGTGTGCCAATCCGTAAACTGGTATGAATTGGTGGTAGAGGGGCACCCTGACCCCTTATAATTGATTCATAAGCAAAGGACACCATGATCAGGACTATCACCAAAGCACAAGCACTAGAGCAGTTCCGTTACAATTGGAAGGTCTCAACGTTGGAGAATCCTCGCCTTCGTGGTGATGCTATTGCAAAGCGTGAAGAGTGGTCATACTTTACTGATTCACTTTGCAAGGAAGGTTATATCACCTTGAGAAAGTATGAATCATGGTCTAACCCTTTCTGATCACCCTTAATTAACAACAATGACTGACTTCATCTGTGCTTACTTTGGTAAAGATTGGACTATCACGGCGAGAGGTTTCGCTAATAGTCAAGAGGCAGAAAAGCATGGTCTGTTTATGATGCCAACTCCAGGATGTTTTGGTTTCGCTGTCATCGCTGAGAATGACATTGTGGAGGGTTGGCAACTACGACTAGAGCGTAGTTTGTTAGCACCAAACAATCGAGTCATTCAAGACAATCTCAACAACTACAAAATTGTTTCCTACTCATGATTAAAAAAGGCGGTTGCCCTTCTCCTGTCCAAGTTAACAAAGGAATGAAAGGTTACAATGTTTGGGTCTACAAAAACAGTGAAACTCACCCCGATGGTGTTATCCGACACCACTACAAAACTCTCACTAGCAAGGGTAAGTACTATCGTAAAAATGATGCCTACTGTGTTGGTTGGGATTATATCAAAGGCGAAGCATATTGGCATGTCCATGCCACTTGATAGTAGAGCACGAGTTATAGGCAGTGCAGGAGTAATTACTGCCTATTTCATCATCCTCCATGTGAATATCTTACTAGGTGTAAGTATTCAACTTATCGCTGATTTAATCAGTGTGCCCTATTTTATACGTACAAAAGCGTGGGATGTGGTGATCATGCTGTCGTTTCTCCTCGTGATCAGTCTCTCAAAACTGACCACCTCGTGAAGTGTCCACTATAGTGGCACAGCACCCCAAAACCATGTATATTAAGAGAGTCAAAGAAACGCACCCCATGCAACTCACAAACAACATCTGCATCGTTGATTTCTTCCCTGAGGCATTCATCGCTGAGTCATGTGACATCAAAGGCATGAAGGTCACAGTTCGTCGCTTCGTTAAGTGTGTCACCTTTCGTGTTAACGGACAGCAGTCTTATTCCACAGTGACAGCACTCACAGCACGTAATGAGTGGGCAGAGCGTCTCGCTGGTGGTGCTGAGGTAACTGACTACCACACCGACAAGATCCCCGCTAATGTATATCGTCCGATGGCATGTGTGGGTTGATTAACTAACAACGGGGGCAGCACAGTATTAAGCGTAAGACCTCCCACAAACTCCTAATCAGGACACCATGGCAACATTTACCCAACGACAATTAACACTAATTGCTGATGCTGTTGAGGACTATGCTGTGTTGATTGATGAGGACTCTGCTGATGAATGTGCAGAGATTCTTGATATCATTGAAGCACAGTTACAACAACCAGCAGATCCACAAGTTTCACTTTACCGTGAAATAGTCAATTTCTATTCTAACCCAATCAACTCAGTATCATGAATTACGACATCGATGAAAAGGAAACTTCACTAGATAACATGGGTGATTCATTGCTGGAAGCAATGAGACTATGCATCGAAGATTCACGCCCCACTGATGCTAAAAGCATCTTAAATGAGTGGGTTGTTAATGGTCGCGATCCACTAGATGGCGAGTATGAGTTCATCTTCATCCCCAATAACACTTTGATTAGTTAATGCAATGTCTTTGAATAATACTGATAAACTGAGAACTGCGTTACAGCAGATTAGAAACGTTGAGATGATCGCTGAGGATCTTATGCACAGCAGGCATATCCTCAAGCATACTAACGTTGTTAAGTATGAACTTCAAAGACAACTTGCACTCTCTACGGCACACCCTGATGACCTCACCAGCGACACCTGAGACCGTGTGCCAATCGAGGCACTGTACCCAAAATCAGGAAAACACGTAGACAGGTGCCCTCGTTCTGCTATCATTAGGGCATGACAAACAAAGCAATGCTTCTTACCGATTCTTCCTTCATCCAGGCGCTGCGCGACCTGCCTGCCTTCCTCCTCAGCACTGACGCTGATCTAGATATGGCATACGACTGGGTTGCAGATCAGTCCCGTCCCTTCGCTGGTGACCTCGCTGCATTCGATCTCTTTTATGATGTTTTCAACGAGACTTTCGACGCTTGAGCGTCTCTCCCAATCACCTTATCTGACATTATCATGATTGAAACTATCGACATCGACTACACCAAGGTCAGCGATTCTATCCTCTTTTGTGAAGAGGTATTCATCCAATTTGACTGCATCTATAATGAGGACAACTTCAAAGTACCTGCATTTCAGATCACTGAAAACATGGCAGAAGGTGCAAAGTATAGAGTGAATGCACGTCGTCAACAATATACTATGGAGCACATCCTATTGTATCTCTTCCCCCAAATCTCCACATTTGACACTATTGAAGAGTGCAAGCAATTCATCTTTGAATATATCAATCAACCAGTATCTCAAGCAATCTTCGATGATCAGCATCGCAACGCATTGGAGGCATCTAAGTGAGACTTATCCTCGTTGCTATTGTTGTCATCGTTGGTGCTAATATAGGCATCAGCGCAGTTGATACAGTCACCAAGATGCAAGACGCTAAGATGACACGTTTTTGTGAATCTGTCCCTGTTGGTGCTAGTTACGATGAGACGTGTCGCGACTATCGATGAGTGTGACAATCTACAAACCTGCACACTAGCACCCTCTAGGGGGTGCTTTTTCATGGGTTTTCCTGTATACTTGTTATATCGACAAACAAACAAGACTTTGATCACACTTCGCCCTCATCAGTCCCGCGCTCTCGATGCATTGTGTGCCACTGGTCACGGTCAGGTGATCGTCCCTACGGGTGGCGGCAAGACAATCGTCATGATCGAGCACGCTCGGCACCTGCTGACGCACGGACCTCGCACGATCGTCGTGGTTGCTCCGCGCATCCTGCTCGCTAATCAGTTGAGCGATGAGTTCATGACCCATATCAGCGGCACATGGACACACGTCGCACACTGCCACAGCGGTGAGACACACCATTTCTCTACTACTAAGAGCGACAAACTTGCTCTCTTCAATAATACTGCGCGAGCAGCAAATGAGTCCTGCATTATATTCACTACCTACCACAGTTTGCGCCGTGTTGTAGATAGTGGCATTGATGTTGATGCTATTTACTTCGACGAAGCACACAACGCTTGTACTCGTAATTTCTTCATTCCTGTTGCTGCAATGACTATTCATGCAGACATGAAGTATTTTTTCACTGCAACACCTCGCATCTCCAATAAGCACGACCGTGGCATGAATAACGTCGCTGTGTTTGGTCCTGTCCTGTGTAATGTCCCTGCTCCTGAGTTGATTGAAGGCGGTCACATTCTCCCCCCTACGATTGTCCCCTTTGAGACAGATCACAGCGTAGACAAGAAGAATCCACACCTCGTACACAGTAATACTGTGCAGGATGTGATTGATGGTCTTGATGATGCTGCTGCTAGTAAAGTGTTGATCGCAGTGCCATCCAGTCGTGTGCTGGGTAACATCCTCGGTCACACAGATTTGCTCCATGAGTTGTCTGTGCGTGGTTACGATGTGTTGCACATTACATCTAAATTCGGTGCATATGTCAACCGCACGAAAGTATCTCGTGAGGTATTCTTTGACACGTTGACACAATGGGGTAAGGACAAAGATCGCAAATTCGTGTTGTTTCATTATTCTATTCTGTCTGAGGGTATCAACGTCCCTGGATTGACTCACGTCATCATGCTCAGAAACCTCAACGTAGTGGAGATGGCACAAACGATCGGGCGGGTGATCCGCTTAGACCGTGACGACGCTGAGCGCCTTCAGAGCGGTGCCCTGCTGCCTCAGCAGTGGGCACTATACAACAAACCCACAGGATTCGTCACCGTGCCTGTTCATCGTAACTACGGCGCTCAGGTGATCAAGCGCCTGCAGCGTATTGTTGATGAGATCTTTGTTAAGGGCGTCCCCGCTACTGCACTCGTTTAATGATTGATTTCTCTCGCTTTGAATCTGATAGGATGACCCGCTTGATGCATACATTGAGCGGTAATACTGATCCCACTGAGTATTTCGACTTAGGTAGAATGATTGAATTTGCATGGCAACAATACAGTGATGATCAACTGATCAGAGTTAACAGGAAGGGCGTAGATCTATTGGGTGCTGAGGACTCTAAGACCTACGAATCTAAATGCATTACATTCAAAAACAAAGCAAAGAATGTGGTGCGTGGTGTTATCGTAGCAAATGGATATGGAGCACCATCATTAGATAGATTTCACGCTGCTGATTACTATCTCTTCACTGATTACAGAAACATGAAAATTGCATGGTGTCATGGTAGTGAACTCTACAATGTGAAAATAGCGGGTAGCACTATCACTGCATCTGCAAAACCTTCTCCTGATCAATTCATTCATCTGCCACTGATAGCAACACCAAATCACAATTTCTTCGAGGATAAGCATTATTTCATAATGCAATACATAAATGCGATGTAATGTGACAGTGGGACAACTGTACCCAAT